TCACCTGCGCCTGCGCCGCAGCGGCGCGACGGCGGCGCCGCCATCGGGCCGGGGCCGGGCCGCGGCGGGGGAGGGGGCCTCGAACCCGGGCAGTGCCTCCTGCGTGCCGCGCGTGCGCTTGCGGCAGGTGGCGAAGTGCGGCATGAACCGGGTCTCCAGCGGGTGCAGCTCGTTGGGGTCGGTGACGCTCTGCACGGCGCGGGCCAGCCACCACCCGCCCGCGCCGCGCCGCGCCAGCACCGGGCCGGCCGGGTCCGGCTCGGCGTCCAGCGGCTGGCGGGCCCCGCTCTCCGTCACAGCGAAGAAGATCTCCGCGTGGCAGTCGCGGCAACGGGTGATCTCCAGCGTGTTGGGTCTCACGCGCCCTCCCCCAAGAGCAGGCCCCGGTGGCGGCCAGGGTCGAACGGCACCCACTCTGTCCCGGCCTCGGCGAGCCCGCCCGGCCAGTGCATGAGGCAGCGCTGGCCCAGCAGCCGCCCGGCCAGGTCCTCGTCCGCCAGGCGGATGCCCGCCACCCGCCCGCCGGGCACGCCGACCGGCTCCGGCGCGCCGGGAACACCACGGTAGATCGGTTCCCGGCAGCGGACGTCGCGCCGCCGGGTGTGCGGGTGCACCCGCACGACGCACACCGCCGGCCAGTCCTCGAACACGGCGACGACCCCGGCCGGGTCGACCAGCACCACCACCCGGCCGTTCACGACCCGACCGCCGTCAGCGACCAGTGGCAGCGGGGGCACTTGCCGAGCGGGTCCCGGGTGACGGGGTCCTCCACCGTGCGGGTGTCGCGGTGGCACTGGCCGCACCAGGGCCGGGACCCCGGCCTGGAGCCGTCGGCGGTCTGGTTCCACCACGGGCCGTCGGCGCGCAACCGGCCGGGGGCATGCGAGCCGGGGTCGCGGGCCACGGCCAGCGCCGCCGCCCGCACCACCGGCCACGGGCGTTCGTTGACCTCCGGGTCGCACAGGACGCGGCGGATGCTGTCGCGCCGCCACCCGGGCCGCAGCTTCTTGATGTCCTCCACGAGCGTCGTCACTTCCGGGTCGTCCGCCCCCTCCCCCCGGGGCGTGCCGGTGTCGCTCGCGGCGCGCGGGCGGCGCGTGGGGGCGGAGGGGGAGGTGGTTTCTCTTCGGGTGGTTTCTCTTTCAGGTGGTTCCCCCCGCATTTTTTGGGGGTCGCGACCCCGGATTTTTCCGGGGTCCGGACCCCCAAAATTTCCGGGGTCCGGACCCCCAAAATTTTGGGGGTCCGCTTGACCTGCGGTTTGCCCTGACATGGCCTGCAGCAGGCCGGGCATGTCGTCCAGACTGAACGGCGCTCGGTCGTTGCTGGGCGGGGTGTCGCCGTCCGCGCCGACGTGCTTGATCAGGGCGTACAGCTCGGCCAGCGACACCGCGCCCGCGTACCGCTCCGGCGGGGCCTCGTGGACCGTGTAGATGATCCGCTTCCGCATGCCCTTGTTGTAGCGGCGGTACTCGACGTCGACCGCGCCGATCTGCCGCAGCGCCTCGGTGTACGGCTTGACCTGGTCGCCCCGCTTCAAGTCCAGCAGCAGCGCCAGGACGACCTGCTTGGGCCAGACCCGGTTGCCGCCGCGCTCCCGGTTCACGTGCGCCCGCAGGATGAAGTACAGGGTTTTGGCGGCGTTGGGGATCGGCGCGAGCAGGATCCACTCCCCGCCGGTGACGTACGGGAACGACCGGCCGCCGCGCACCTCGACCTCGTCGAACGGGAAGTCGTCGGCAGCCGTCACCTGCTGCCCTCGCCTGCTGCTCGGCGCGGACGGGCCGCGCCACCGGCGGGAGGCGGGGCGGTGCGGTGGGCGTGCTCGGGCATATCGTGACCCCCCATGCGGGTGAAAGGGCGTGGCAGACCAGCCGCCGTCGGGCGGCGCGAGGCAGGAGCGGGCGGCCAGGACTCGGCGTGCAGGGCCGCGAGACCGGGGCAGTCGGGCGGTGGACCGCACGGCGGCGGCGGCAGTACCCGGGCCTCCGCCTCCAGGGCTTCCATCGGCCCGTACCGCTCCACATACAGCTGGAACACCAGCTGGGAATGACCCGTTTCGTTCACGCCGTTCCCCTGCTTCCGGGGGGCGTGCGCGGGTAAAATCCAACGCATACGCGCGACCTCCAGCTCAAAGGTCGTTGAGGAGCCCCGCCGGGATGTGGCGTCCCATTGGCGGGGCTTCTGCGTGTGTGGGGCTGGTACGCCGCCGACCGCGAGCAGCCGACACGAAGCAGACGACCACGCGACGTACCAGTGGGGGCAACCTACTACGGCACCTGTACATAGGTCGGCCAAACACGGCTGACCCCTCAACGGTGCCGCTCACACCTACGCGGGCACACCACCCGGCAGGTACCGCACCTTCTCCACCTCGTTCCGGTAAGCGAACGGCCGCACGTGGCGCTGCTTGTACGCCGCCCGGATCGCCCGCCGGTTCTCCAGCGGGATCACCCGCCAGTGCGGCTTGCAGAACAGCACCCACAGGGGCAGCCGCGCCGTGCAGCCCTTCATCGGGCAGCGGTGCATGCGGTGCGGACGCGCCCCCGTTCCGGGCCTCGAACCACCCTCGGACATGCCAAAACGCTCCTTTGAGCAGGGGGTCAGAACAGAAGGCCGTTCACGATGGGCAGCCCCAGCTCCATCTCCGACAAGGCCGGGAGCCACCCGTCGGCGCGGCGCTCATCCATCCACGCGTCGACGATCTGCCGGGTCTGCTCCACCGCGGTCTCGAAGCCGACGCCGTGGTTGGCACCGCCGCACACGCACTCACACCGCGCGGCGGCACCGTCGTAGCAGCCTGCGTCACACCGGCCGGCCACACCCCGGCCGGTCCGGTAGGTGAGCAGCGTGACCATAACCACTCAGTGTGTACCTGGGAACGCGCACGTGCAGGTGGTTCCCGCACGCCGCGCTCCCGGCCACACCTCGGGGGCAGGGTCAGGCCCGGGCGGGGCGGGGGCGCGGCCCCCGCCTGGCGGGCGGCACAGGGCGGGCAGGAGGCGCGGGCCTGGGCCGCACCGCCGCCTCCTTGCACGCCTCCACCGCCGCCTCGAACGCGTCCCAGTCCTGGTAGCGGCGCCGCTGCGCCGACCAGTACCGGTTGCGCACCTCGTTGGGGACCTTCCACCAGTCCGGCCCGCACATCAGCATGTGCAGCGGCACCTGCTCCGTGCACCCGTCGATCACGCACTCGTGCGTCCGCACCCGGCGGCCCGTCTCGTCGGCCGGCTGGCGGCCCTCGATGGCCGCCAGGATCCGCCGCGCCACCTCCGCCGCCGCCACCGGCACCGGGCACCGGCAGTTGCCGTGCCCCTGCCGGTGGGTGTGCGTCTCCGCGACCACCGCGGCGATCTCCGCCCTGGCGCGGGTCAGCGCCGCCACAGCGGGGCTGACCCGCGCCTGCTCACTCGTGCCCATCCTCGCCCTTCTCCTCCGGGCCGCCGCCCTGCGGCGGCTGGTCGGCACCGGCCGCCGGGGCGGCGACCGGCGGGTCCAGTGCGATGCGGCCGCGCAGCTCCCCGGCGCGCCAGGCGGCGACCAGCCGCTCCCGGCCGCCGGGCACGTCCCGCTTGGCGCGGGTCCAGCCGAAGCGGCCTTCGCCCGTCGCGTCGACCTTGTTGCGCTTGGCGACGGTGACGAGCTCCCCCGTCGTCGGGTCGGGCAGGCGGCCCTGCTCGTCGAGCTGTTCCTCCAGCAGCGTCAGGTAGGAGGGCCGCACCGCCTCCTGGACCAGCCCGGGGTGGGTGAGCTTGATGAACTCCACGATGTCCGGGTAGTTCAGCGCGGCCGGGTTCACCTCGTCGTACAGGTTGTGCGGGGCGGTGCGCCGCGTGTACTCCCGCACCGCCGCCGTGTCCCAAGCGATCAGCACCCCGGGCTGGTCGAGGTTGTAGGTGCCGATCTTCGTGCCGTCGGGCAGGGTCAGGTCGATCTGCTTTTCCCCGCCGAGGTTGGCGGCGGCGGCGAACAGCGGCGCGTGGTCCTTCTTCGCCTGCTTCAACTCGTCGCCGATGAACTTGTGCAGCGCGTCGAGCATCCCCAGGTGCTCCGCGGTCTGCTTGACGGTCTTCACGTCGGGGGCCTGCGGCTTGTCCTCCCCGTCCGGGGTGGCATCCTGCCCATCCGTGGCGGCGGCCTCCCCGTCGGCCGGGCCGGGCTCGGGCGCGCCGTCCGCCAGGTCCTGCGCCTGCGCGTCGGCGTCGCCGTCGGGGGAGTCGGGGGCGTCGCCGCCCAGCCCGCCCTCGCCCTCGCCGTCGTCGTCGGGCAGGTCGGCCAGCGTGGCGAACATCGCCGCGTCGTCCGGGTCGAGGTCGCCGAAGCTGTCGAACCCGCCGAAGCCGCCGAAGCCGGGTTCGGCGTCGTCGGGGGCGGCCCCCGCCTGCTCGGCGGGGGCCTCAGTCGTACGGTCGCTCACGGTCACGCCGCCGCCTTCCGGTTCTTCATCGCCTGCCCCATGAGGGCGGCGAGGGCCTTCTTCGGGTCCTTCTTCTGGGCGGCCGCCTCGGCGAGCTTGCCGACGCGGACCACCTCAGCCCGGGTCAGCTCCTCGAGCTGCCCGACCTTGTGGCCGGTGATGGCCTGCACGGCGGCCAGCTGCGCCGGACCGGAGGCGGTGCCGCACGCCTCCAGCACGTTGCGCAGCCGGTCGACCATTGCGGGCGGGGCGACGTCGTCCGGCGACGACCCGGCGCCGTCCGGGGCGGGGGGCACTGCCTGCGCCTGCGCGGCGCGGGACTCCTTCTCCCGGTAGAACCGGTTGTCGGGGCGGGCGGGGGCCTGCTGGCCGGGCTGCCGCTGCTGGGGCTGGGGCCTGCCCCCGGTCAGCGCGTGGCCGCGCCGGACGATCAGGTCGGACAGCAGTTCGATGTGCCCCTGCTCGTTCTCCACGGTCATCGCCTGGAACGCCGGGTGCGCGGCCTCGGCGAGGAGTTCCAGCAGCCGCTCCCGGTCGGTCGCGGCCAGCGCGTCGTCGCGGACCTGCTCCGGTGTCCGCTCGCGGCCCAGCTCCACCAGGTCACGCGGCTGGGAGTCGACCGAACAGCGCAACTCCTCGAAGATCAGTTGCTCCAGGGTGAGGTTCGGCACGATCCGCGCCTGGTCCTCTTTGCCGTGCCGGATCTTCAGGTACTTCGACCGCACCCCGACGATCATGGGGTGGGCGTCGCGGGACAGCCTGATCCACGCGGTGGCCTGGAACGGCAGGTCCTTGTGCGTCTCGACCTTGTACGTGGTGACGCCGCTGACGACGTTGCCGTTGTCGTCGACGACGATGGATTCCTTGCCCCTGGCCGTGACCACGCAGATGCCGGGGAACGTCATGAGCAGCTGCATCAGCCGCTTGCGGCGGGCGTGGATGTCGTCCCACACGTTCGGCGGGATCTTCACCTCCGCGTTGGGGTCCATCGCCAGGCGGCGCTTGTTCGCGTTGGAGCCCTTCGCCCGCTCCGAGCCCCAGTCCTTGAGCATTTCCCAGATGAGGGTGCCGGAGTCGATGCCGAGGCAGACCGGCTTCTCGCCCGCCTCCCGGGCGCGGGCCGCCTCGGCGTAGACCTCTTTGACCTGGTCCAGGATGCTGGCCCACGACCCGTCGTGGATGATCACCTCGTAGGTGATGCGGCCTGAGATGTCGCCGTACTCGTCGGCCGCGCCTTCGCCCAGGTCCAGCCAGAAGCTGCGGCCCACGAGCGGGCTGGCCGTCAGCTCCGCGAACATCCAGGACTTGCCGCTCTTCTCGCCGCCCTCCACGAGGATGAGCGGCCAGGGCACCACACATGTCGGGGGCCGGGTGTTCAGTGTCATTCGTTCCTCCACTGGCCGTGGTGTGTCTGATGCACATGCTGTGCGCCCGCATAGGTCACGGGCAGACGTCCGCCCAGACCTTTGGGCGGACGATGGTGTTACTTGGTGCCGCCCCCCTGTTCAGGCGGCGGGTCGTACGGGCGGTGCGTGGCCTCCGCGAACGGCCGCCAGTCCTCAGGCAGCCAGATCGGCGTGTAGGAGATCACCCACCGTGGTTCCGGCGGCCGGGGAGTGGTGTCGCCCGAGTCCCGAGTTCGGAGACTCCACTTCTCGACCGCGCCGACCTTGACGGCGAACGCCTTCGCCACGTCGGCGATGCCCATCAGCCGGGGCAGCGGCGGCCTCTCGCCAAGGTCGATATTCCTGTCGTCGCCGGGGTCGCGGAACCGGTCGCGGTACCAGATCGCCTTTCCGGCGACCTCCGCGTCCGGCGGGCCGAACTTCCCTCGTCGTTTCCACGAGTAGATAGTGTTCGGCGGTTTGCGGTAGAACTCCGCGATCCCGTCGAGACCTATCAGCGCAGGTTGCTGCGTATCTTCATCCATGATCACCCCCCCTCGCATGATGCAAGACACACCGTACAGGTGTACGTGCGCAATGTGCAAGGCGGACCGGACAACGGTGGTCGGGTAGGCGAACCGGGCCGCGCCGCGTACACTCCGAAACGCACGCTGCAGCCCGGGTTTCGGCCCGGGCTCGCGATCTTCCACTGGCCGTGGACGTGCACAACGGCGCCCTTGCTGTCCCGAGCGGGGGCGCCGTCGCAGGTCACGCGGGTCAGTCGACCACGTACTCCACCCACCAGTTGCCGTCGTCCTCCCGCAGGATCAGCTCCAGCGCGGGCCCGTCCGCGCGCCCCTCCGCGACCTGCTGCTCGGTGACGCCGGAGACGGCCACCACCCGCCAGAACCACACGTGCAGCCGGGCCGTGGCGGGCTGGCCGAGCTGCTTCCACCATTCGCGGGCCTCGCACCACGGGGCCTCTACCACCTGGGCGACGACCGCCGCCCGGTCCCGCCACACCACCCGCATCGGCCGCAGGCCGTCGTCGACCTGCGGCACCGCCTCCACCCGGCAGGGCTCCCCGTACCACCGCACCGCACCAGCCTGCCTTACACCCGCACCCGTCCGGTCACGTGGGCGGGTCGGGCCGGCCCAGGAACGCCGCCGACGTCTTGTCGCCGGTGCCCCCGGCGGCGATCGACACCAGCAGCGACCCCACCCCGAACGCCAGCCCGGCCTGCGCGGCGAGCCGCCAGTCCGCGGCGGGCAGCACCTGCGTCTGCTTCCCGGCGAGCACCCCCAGCGCCCCGCCGGCTGCGGCGCGCACCGCCCGCTCCGCGGCGTCCGCCCACCACGCCCGCGACAGCAACCACCCGCCCCGGGCGGGCGCGGCGGGCGCGGCGGGTGGGCGGCGGTGGCGGCCTACGTGATCGGGCTGGTCCACGCCGCCTCCCACGTCGGCCGGTCCACCCGCCCCACCATCGACGGGTTGACGTGCAGGTCACGCTTCTCAATCTGGAACTGGCGGCAGATCTCCCGCGACTGCGGCCCGAACACGCCGTCGACGGTGATGCGCCACCCCCGCGCCCGCATGCGCGCCTGCCAGGTGCGGACGTCGTCGCCCTCCATCAGCGGCGGGTACGACAGCACCCGATGCCACGGCGGCACCGCCACCGCGCCGCCGCCGTCGTCGGGCCGCCGCGCACCCTGCCGGACCCACGCGTACAGCTGGTCGCCGGGGCAGTCGGTGGCGTAGCCGTCGCGGTGGCCCTTCACCTCCCGGCCGGCGCCCTCCCCGCGCAGCCACTCGATCGCGTCGACCAGGCCGTGCAGCAGCCCCGGCGGCGGAACCACCAGCCCCTCATCGCCCAACAGGGCCAAGATCGCGTAGTGCTTGGCGTTTAGTCCGGCGCCGTTCGCGGCGGGCAGGTGACCGGGGCCGCGCCCCACGAACACCTTGCGGTGCGGGCACGCGCAGCCCGTGTACCCGATGTCGCCCCACAGGTTGACGTCCATGTGCTGCCTCTGCACGGACTTGACCACCTCGACGCACCGGTTGTGGTCGTCGACGATGCCCGGGTCGACCCGCGCCCCCATGTAATGGATCTTCACGCCGCGCGGCGGGGCCTGCAGGTAGACCACGCCCTTCGGGTCCCGAGCCCGCCACTGGTGCCGTTCGATCAGGTCCACGCCGCCCCCTCGCGGTGGTCACCTGCGCCCGGCCCACAACCAGCGGCGGCTACGGCTGGAGTGTAGCCCGCACCCCCGACCACTCCTCGGGGTTCAGCCGCCCGCCGGGGCGGCAGGCTCCCCGCCGGGCGGGCCGCCCTGCTCGGCGCGGGGCCGCAGGTAGCCCAGCCGTATCGCCGTCGCCGCGTCATCGGCGATCAGCCGGGTCCGCAGATCCGCGATGGTCTGCGCCATCTCCTCCACCTGCTCCTCAAGGGCGCGGACCCGGTGCCGCAGCTTGTCGCTGATCGACTGCTCTTCGTTGACCTGCTCCCGCAAGCGTTGCGCGACCGTGCGGGTGTACTCGATCTCTTCGGTGAGGCGGGCGATGATCCCCTCAAGGTGTTCGCGCAGGTGCCGCACCGTCTCATCCAGCAGCTCCTGGCGGCGGGCGGTGGCCTCGCGCTCCTCTTTCTCCTCCTCCCGCTCGGCGGCCCGCGCCGCGGCGTCGATCGTCGCCTGGTTGGACTTCACGCTGGCTCGGTACGTCAGGACCCCGGTGATGCACACCCCCGCCAGGGTGATCAGCGATCCCAGCACCGACACCCACGACGCGGCGTTCCACCCCGACTCCTGCGCCGCCTCCAACGCCAGCACGGCCGCGTTCACCCCGTGCCGCCCGGCTCGCGGGCGGGCTCCGGCCAGTTCGCCACGTCGTACACGACCAGCGCGGCGAACACCCACAACGCGGTGGCCCAGTCACCCTGCGGCAGGCTGGCGAACAACCAGCCCAGCAGGTTCACCGCCGCCCACACGAATTTCAGGGCCATCGCCGCGGTGAACGCGATGGCGTCGCGGACGCGGAACGCCCCCCACCCGCACAGGACGCCGACCCCGCCCCACAGCACCGCCCACACCTGGCCCGGCGCGATACCCGTCAGGTAGGCGTACAGGGGGCTGGCGTCCAGGTGCGGGTCAGGCCACGCCAGGCGCCGCGCGTACGCCACGTCCAACGCCGCCAGGAACAGCAAAAACGCACCGCGATGCCCAATCCTGTGGCGCAGTGCGGGCAGCCAGTCGCGGATCAACAGGGCCTCCCTGGGTGTCGACCGGGGGGCCCGGCCCACAACCAGCGGCGCTCACGGCGAGTGTAGTGACCGCCCCCGCAACGGCAGGGCGGCCGGCCCCGGGCGCGCACCCCCGGACCGGCCGCCCCGCACGCCCGCGGGGCCGCACATCACGCGGGCTGGTCGCTGCCCTCGTCGTCGGGCGGGGTGTACCCCGACAGGCGGCGCGCCGTCTCCTCCGGCAGGCCCGCCGCCTTCAACGCCAGGTAGTCCTCCCGGGCCTTCGCGGTCGCCTCCGCCTCCTGCTGCTCCTGGTACGCCTGGCGGGCAGCCTCGATCGCGGCCAACTCCTGCCGGTACTCCTCCTCGGTGAGCTCCACCGCGCCGTCCGGCGGGACGTACGGCGCGCCGCCCTCCTGGTCGACCAGCTCCACCCCGCCGCCGGGCAGCCGAAAATACCTGATCATGTCGCCTCTCAGAGAATGAAGATGAACGCCCGCAGAAAGGTCTGGATCCTGTCGTAGGTGGCGCCGTTCGTGCCGCGGCCCATCGTGACGTCCATCGTGATCGTCGCCGAGCCGCCCGGCGGCAGCGGCGTGCCCATGTTGTAGACCTTCGTCGACTGCTGGTGAATGTTGTTCGTCGTGCTCGCCGACCGGTTGTAGAAGAACTGCATCTCGTCGGTGCCGATGCCCCCGGCCGCCGACGCCCCCGCGGGCAGGAAGAAGTCGATGTCGACCTCCTGCTCCACCATCACGCGCGCCGGGCGGCACGGGTCCGGGTTGGTGATCGTGAAGTTGCGGGTCAGCACCACCACGTCGATCCCCGACGGCACCGTCGGGTTCGTGAAGTCCGACGGGATGTGCTGCTGCTGGAAGTCGTACCTCGCTCTCGGCTCGCCCCGCAGCACACCCGAGTCGTCGCAGTAGACCAGCCCGGCCTCGGCGTTCACGTCGCACGGGTACGGCCACGCCGACACCGCCGCCGCCAGCGGCGCACCCGCCGACCCGTCACCCGTCAGGCCGCAGCCCGTCGCGGGCGCCGCGCCCCCGCCCGGCGGGACCAGCAGGCCCCCGTCCGACCCGATCGTGACCGTGTTCCCCGCGTCGGTGCTGGGCCTCGCGGAGATGGTGCCGGTGGCGGGGTCGTAGTCGATGCCGTCGCCCTCCGACAGGCAGCCGCGCACGTCGGCGCACTCGACGTACAGCCCATCGGCGTTCGAGTGCAGCAGGTTGGTGCCGCCGCCGGGCGGGGTGGCGTCCAGCCGTACCGCCGCGCTCACCTGGTACGGCGCACCGGCCGACCCGTCCCCGGCCAGGGACAGGTCCACGCTCGGGGTGTCGTTGACCTGCAAGGCGGTCGCCGCGCCGGGCGGGACCAGCAGCCCGCCGTCGGAGCCAATCGTCAGGGTGTTCCCGGCGGCCGTGCTCGGCTTGGCCGCAATGGTGCCGGTGGCGGGGTCGTAGTCGATGCCGGGGCCCTCGCTGAGGCACGGGCGGACGTCGTCACAGCTGACCGCGCCCGGCGTGACCATGAGCCCGCCGTCGCTGCCGAAGCTGACCGCGTTCCCCGCGTCGGTGCTGAACCTGGCGGAGATCACGCCCGTCGCCGGGTCGTAGTCGATGCCGTCGCCCTCCGACAGGCAGCCGCGCACGTCGGCGCACTCGACGTACAGCCCATCGGCGTTCGAGTGCAGCAGGTTGGTGCCGCCGCCGGGCGGGGTGGCGTCCAGCCGTACCGCCGCGCTCACCTGGTACGGCGCACCGGCCGACCCGTCCCCGGCCAGGGACAGGTCCACGCTCGGGGTGTCGTTGACCTGCAAGGCGGTCGCCGCGCCGGGCGGGACCAGCAGCCCGCCGTCGGAGCCGATCGCCAAGGTGTTGCCGGCGTCCGTGCTCGGGCGGGCCCCCATCACCCCCGTGGCGGGGTCGTAGTCCAGCCCGGGGCCGGAGGAGATGCAGGGGCGCACCTCGTCGCAGGACACCGTCCCGTCGCCGCTGGTGCTGATGACGTAGGGGGCGGACGTGCTTCCGTTGCCGTCGACGGCGATGCCGTCGCCCGCGGTGATGACGCACGTGCACCGGGTGCCGCAGTCGCATCTGGACAAGGCCGTATCTCCTGGTTGGAGTGCTGCCCGGCCCAAAACCAGCAGCGCGCCCGGCCCATAACCAGCAGCTACGGCGAGTCTAGAGCCGCGCCCCGGCAGGACGCCCAGGTCGCGCGGCGGTCACCCGTACAGCTCAACGATCACGACCCCGTTGCCGCCCGCTTCGCCGTTCATTGCGCCGCCGGTGGACAGGGGACCGCCGGCGCCGCCGCCGTACCCGCGCGGGTTGGTGCCCGCACCTGCGCCGCCTCGGGCGAAACCACCGTGGCCCAGCATGCTCTCGCCGCCCTGGCCGCTCATGCCTTCGGTGGCGTTCAGCCTGATCGCGCCGCCGCCGGCGCCGCCGCCTTCCCGGATCTGCCCGCTTCCTGCGGATGGCCCGGGCACCCCCGTCGCGGTGCCCAGTGTGGTGCCGGAGATCATGTTGGCGGTGCCTCCGTCCCCTCCGGGGGCGATGACCAGGCCGCCGAACGAGCTGGAACCACCGGCGCCTCCGGCGTTGTTGCCGGTCCCGGCCGCGCCTCCGGCGCCGACGGTGACCGCTTCGGACGCGCCGAGCGTGCCCACGTTGATCAGCGACTCGCCGTAGCTGCCGCCCGCGCCGCCGGGGCGGGCGATCAGCTGGTTGGAGGCGGCGTTGGCCCCGCCGGAGCCGCCGCCCGCGCCCTGCACCCGCACGCGCACCCGCGCCAGCCAGGGGTAGGACGCCTTTTGGAACTGGTAGACGCCCGGGTCGTCGTAGACGATGATCTGCCGCAGGCCGAGGCTGCCGGGGATGACGCACAGTTCGCCGCTGGCGTTGACGGTCAACCTGTCGGAGCACACGCAGGCGCGTGCCATGGCACACCACCCCTCATGGTGGATTGCTGGTGCGCCCGGCCCATAACCAGCGGCTACGGCACGGATTCTATGGGCGGGGTGTGGCGGTCATATGGACCTCGACGCCTGCCCCGGCGGGCACGGAGGGCAGCAGGCCCAGCCCGAGCAGGGCGCGGGTCCGCCACACCCGCACCACGGCCTGGGTGGTGGTGACCTGTTCCAGTGCGGCGGTGACGGTGGTGTCGTCGCCGGGCTGGCCGTCGACGGGCAGGGCGCCGACGACGGGCGGCGCCGCGAACGGGGTGGGGAACGCCCAGGTTGCCCGGCCGTCGGGGGTGGTGAGCAGGACGGCGGAGGCGGGGGAGGGGCCTGCCAGTCCCTGCGGCCCGGGCTGCCCCGGCTCGCCCTGCGGGCCCTGCTGCCCCGGCTCGCCCTGCGGCCCGGGCGGGCCGGGCTCGCCGGGCGGGCCCTGACGGGAGGTGCGGTCGTTCTCCACCGCCCGGGTGCGCTGCGTCAGGTCGCCGACGATGCCCGCCATCGCCCCGTACGGCGACCTGCGGGAGGCGCTTCCCCTGGCCGCCATGTCACGCCCCCGCCGGGGCCAGCTGCACCGACACGGTCTCCCCGCTGCCGTTCTCCATCACCCTCACCGTCATGATCTTCAAGGATTGTGTGATCACCCTGCAGGTGCGGGTCGACGTCACATCCACGCACCAGCCCGGCACCAGGCTCGGGACGTCGACCGCCGCGTCAGGTGACAGGGTGGCCTGCTGGGACGCGATCCACACCGGAGCCGGGAGGGACGACCGCAGCCGCGACCTGGCGGCCGCCGCGGCGGAGGAGTTCTTCCGGATCGACGACTCGTCAGCGACCCGCTCCAGCAGCCCGTAGTACGGGTGGATGCCGCCTGCCTCGCCGACGACCTTGTCATTGCCGTGCACCACCCACCGGGTGGCCAGGCCGACGCCGTCCTCCGACACCGTCAACCCGTCGGGGAAGTCCGCGTCCGACAGCGACCCGACGCGGGTGGTGTGGTCCTCCGGCAGGATCAGGATGCGCGACCCCACCGCGGTGAAGTCGATGCCGGTGTCGGCCAGGTCCCGCAGGTGGTCGCCGGTCTGCCCGACGTCCTTGCTGTAGGCGCGGCCGCCGGTGATCCCGGCCAGGCCGATGGTCTGCACGCTGTGGCCGGGGTCGTCGGGGGCGAACCCGTCCTCGATCAGCCACTCGGCGATGTCGGCCAGGTCCGTCTCGTCGAACTCGATGTCCTGGTGCGGCACCCTGCGGTCCAGCCACGACAGGACGTCGCCGGCCTGCACCTCGAACCCCCCGTACTTCCAGTCGGCGTCCAGGATCGGCCCCTCCCACACCAGGCGGCCATCCCGGTAGATCACCAGCTTGTGCCGCCATGAACGCACGTTGTCGACGGCCTGGCAGCAGTCGCCGGACGGGTAGATCGTGGCCTTCGCGGTCGAGATGGCGTTGAGGACCCGCGTCCACTCCACCTCGATCAGCGTGTCGGCCGGGGTGATCATCGCCCCGTCGCGGTCATGAATGGCGGCGGTGTGGACGCCGCAGCCGACGGCCATCAGTACCCCCTGCCGGACAGTGAGATGGACACCGTGGCGTCGGCGGCCGGGGTGAACAGCGGGTCGGAGCTGATGCACACGCAGAACGCGGTGCATTCCAGCAGCCGCCACGACGGCGGCGCGCCGTCCCTGCCGAACACGTCCGGGCTGGTTTCGGTGACGCCCCGGCAGGTGACGGTGGCCCGGCCCACCTGCCCGTCCAGGGTGAGCGTCCCGCCGGCCGGGACGTACGCCGCGTGATACACGCTGTGCGGGGCGCACCGAGCCGCGTCGGCGATCTGCGCGCACGTCATGCCCGCGTTCGCCGCTGTCCGCTCGTAGAACGTCACGGTGAGGCGGCGCAGGTCGCTGCCGCCCGCGTCGACCGTGATCACGGGGGCGTCGGGGAACCACCGCGCGCGGGCCGACCGGTCCAGTCCGAAGCACTGCACGTCCGGGGCCAGAGCCTGGCAGAAGCACGTGTCGGGTGGCGGCGGGCTCGGCGGCGTCGGGGTGCGGCACGTCGGGTCCGAGCACAGCACCGGCGGCTGCGGGCACTCGGCCAGCTGGCACGTGCCGGGGCAGTTCGCCGACGGGTGGACACACCACTGGATGCAGTTGTTGGTGGAGTCCCTGGGGATCGCCGCGTCCAGGACCGGCACCGGGTCCGCCCACAGCCACGGCGTGGCCGCCGTCAGGGTGAACTCGACCGTCAGCACGTCCGCACCCGCGCTGCAGCCGTCGCCGGTGCTGCAGCCGTCACCCTCGCGGGCCAGCACCGTGGGGCCGTCGACCAGGGCGACGCGGCGCAGCGTGCGGCGGTGGCGGGCGGTGAACTCCTCCACCCCCAGCGCCTCGGACGGGCAGCAGTTGTAGACGGTGAGGTCGGTGCCGCCGCACGCCGCGCTGGGGCAGTCGCCGCACTTTGGGGTGCCGCACCCTTCCAGGGCGCGGGCCAGCCAGTTCAGCCCGTAGTCCACGCCGCAGCACGTCGACCCGAGCACGAGCGCCTTGACGACGATCGTCCGCGGCTGCACCCGAGGTGGGCCCAGCGCCGCGCCGCCCGCCACCGCCGTCGTCACCGTCCGCTTCACGGGGTGGTCGTCGAGGCCGTCGACGTCCAGCACCATCAGCCCGGCGAACTCGGCGGACGCGGGGACGTTCGGGTCCCACCACGGCGCCGCGTCGCCCTGGGGCGTCGTGTACGGCCGGTCGCCGACCAGCTGCGCCGTGAACGTCGGGCAGTGGCACGCCTGCTTGCTGGTCAGGGGCGACCCCACCGACTGCAGGTAGGCGTCCAACCGGGCGTGGTTGGCGATCTCCGTGTCGCCGAGGAGCAGGTAGGTGTCGAGCACGGGTCACAGTCCTCCGCCGGCCAGGGCGAGCCGGTTCACGACGCGCTGCGCCGTGGCCTCCGCGTCGCCCACCTCGTACAGGTTCCAGGTGTGGTGGTGGGTGTCCCCGCCGCCCGCCGCAGCGGCCGGGGCGGCGGGGGTGCCGAGGATGCGGGTCAGCCCGGACTCGGCGGCGAGCTGCCTGGCCCGCTCCGGCTTCGTCAACGGGATCACGACCTCGCGGCGGTTGCGCTCTCCGAGCAGCGCCACCGTGGGGGAGTCGACGATGCCGCCGTGGTCGTAGGCGGGCAGGCCCCGCAGGTTGACGTTGGCGACGATGCCGATGGTGACGCTGCGCTGCACGTCGGCGATCACGTTGTTGAGGTTGCGGATGCGCCGCTCGGCGGCGTCCGCCCCGACGACCTCGACGTTGGCCCGGTAGTTGCCCTGGTAGTCCTCGGCGGCCCGGCGGGTGTCGTTCAACGCCCGCTCGACGTCGCGGATCTGCCCCTTGGTCAAGCCGGCGGCGCTCAGCACCGCCCGCATGTCCGGGGTGAGCTTCCCAGTGAAGGTGTCGCCCAGCCCGGCGGCGGCGTTCTGCAGGTCCAGGCTGGCGCGGGCCAGGTCCAGCGACGCCAGCTGCGCCTCCCGGGACTTGGCCCCCGACTCGGCGACGGCGTCCTTGTACGCCTTCTGCTTGTCGGCCACCCCCTGCAGCGCCTGCTGGAACGCGAACGCCGGGTCGACCTGCGCGCGCAGCAGATCCGCCTGCTCCTTCATCGCCTGCGTGGTCAGCTGCACCGCCGTGGCCGTGGACTGCTCGGCCTGCTGCAGACTCCTCGACGCCTCGATCTTCAGCAGGGCTTCGCTGCTGGCGCTGCGGTACGCCGCCGACAGCTCCCCGACGGATTGGCGCAGGGTGTCGCTGTTCAGCAGCTCCGCCTGCAGCTGGCTGGTCATCTCGATGCCCGACCGGGACTGCGCCGCCGCCACGTTGGCGTTCAGCGCGTCGTTCAGCTGGGTGACCGCGCCCGCCTCCCCGAGCACCGCGGACGTGACGAGCGCGGTGTCGATGCCCATCCGCTTCGCCAGGTCGAGGATGCCGCGCTGCTGCAGCTCCGTGGCGACCCACTGCCGGGTGTTGTCCGTCAGCTTGCCGGTCTGCTCGTCGAGGGTGGCCGTCAGGTCCGACACCTTCTGCGCCGCCTCCGACTGCCGGTCCCCGAACAGCGACAGGGCGGTGACCCCGGCGGTGATGGCCAGCCCCCACGGCCCGCCGAATACCCCCAGCAGCCCCGCCAGGCCGGACCGCAGCACCCCCAGGCCCCGGGTTGCCACGCCGATCGCCCGCGCCGACAGCTGGGCGGGCAGCGCCGCCAGGGTCGCGCCGAACGCCGCCACCCGGCCCCGCAATGCCACCATCGTGCCCAGCGACAGCACCGCCGCCTGCAGCGGCCCGGGCAGGCTGTCGAACGCGTCCGCCACCGCGGCGACCACCGCCACCACGGGGGTCAGGACGGCGGCGAGCAGCGACGCCGCCGGGGCCAGCTGCCCCAGCCCACCCGCCACGTTGATCACCGCCGGGAGCAGCGGCGCCAGCGCCTCCAGCAGGTCACCCGCCCCGCCGGCGAGGTCGGTCAGCGCCCCCGACGAGTTCGCGCTGGCGATGGCCTCCTGCAGCCGCTCGAACACGGCGACCGTGCCGGGGCCGATCGCGGTCAAGGCCTCGCCCAGGGCGTCGAACGCCCCCACCAAGGTCCCGCTCACCGAGTCGGCCAGGTCAGCGATGATCGGCGCGAGGCGGCCGAGCAGCACCAGCAGCGCGGAGATGACCGGGCTCAGCTGGGAGCCGACCTCCTGCAGCGACTGGAACACCGAAACGATCGTCGCCTGGCCCTGCGCGCTGGCCAGGAAAGCGCGCACGCCCTCCAGGACGGCGGTGATCCCGCCCAGCGCGTTGTTGCCGCTGGCGTTGACGATGGCGAACACGTCGAAGATCACGCCGAAGGTGTCGGCGACGACCGCCCCCAGCTGCCGGAACACGGTGACGGCGTCGTTCACCCAGATCAGCGCGTCGCCGCTGATGACGGCCTCCTCCAGGAAGGCCGACAGCCGGTTCAGCGCGGTGTCGATCGCCGTGCCCAGGTCATCGAAGGCGGGCAGGGTGGTGGTGACGAACGACCCGACCGACAGCAGCAGCCGGTCGATCGTGTCCGACCTGATCGACGCCAGCGTGTGCTGCAGCGTGTCGAACACACCGGTGATCAGATGCACCCCGGCGGCCGACCCGGCGAAGCGGGTCACGGCCAGCCCGAGCCGGCCGAACTGCGACGCCACGCCGACCATGCCCTGCTGCAGCGGGCCGCGCAGCACACCGACCAGGCGGGTGATCTCCCCCTGCAGCGGCGCGAACAGCGCCTCCTGCACGCTGAGGCGCAGCGCTTCCAGCTCGGGGCGGACACCGCGCAGCTCCACCGCCATGGCGCGGGCCGCCGGCGACAGCCGCTGCATCGCCTCCTGGAAGTCCTGCAGGTCGCCGGTGAACGCCGCCTCGATCGCGTCGGACACCCCGACCAGGCCCAGGCGGAGGGTGCCGACGGCGGCGGCCGCCTGCAGCGCCCCCGCCGGTAGGGCGGCGACGATCCCAGCGGCGGGCGCCAGCGCAGCCGACAGGCGGGTGGCGTTGACCACCGTGTTGGCCAGGGAGATGCCCAGCGCGGTGACCGCCCCCGCGCCGGCCGTGTAGAACAGCAGGCCCTTCCCCGCCGCCGCGAGCGCCTTCGTCAGCAGGGACGCGCCGCGGGCCGCGCCCTCCCCAGCGGACTTGCCGAGCTTTTCGCCCTCTTTGGCCAACCGTCCGCGCGAGTCACGCAGGCGGCCCTCAGCGTCGCGGGTGAACCCGTCGCCCGCTTCCTTCCCGGCCTCCTGGAACGCCTTGGCCAGGCGGCGGGCGACGGTGCGGGCCTGCCGCTGCGCCAGGTCGTCATCGAGTTCGACCTTGATGCGGGCCGAGCCCACAATGTCGTCTGCCACCAGGCAACCTCGCGGAAATCGCAGGTTGCCCGGCCCAGAACCAGCGGCGATCCCAGACTAGCCGCCGCCCCCTCCGGCCTTGGCGTCCTCGGCGGCGACCTGCCCCAGCAGCGCGGCGGCCTGCGCCCGCGTCATCCCCACCCGGCCCCCGCCCGCCCGGCCAGCGGACGCGGCGGCGCGGCGCTCCTCACGCGGCGGCGCGTACAGCCGGGCCCGGATCCGCTGCCACTCCGGTTCGTCCTTGGCGGCCATCCGCATCATCACCTCGGCCGCGTTCAGCAGCCGGCTCAGCGACCACGCGCGGGGGTCGACACCCTGGAGCGCGAGCTGCCCGTCGATCTCCTCCCACTGGGTGGCGACGCTGTGGCAGATCCGCCGGACAGCCCAGTAGGGCGGCCCCCGCCGTACACCTCCGTCACCCAGTTGGTCAGCGCCAGCAGCACCCGGTCGGGCAGCGCCATCCCGACGTCGGCCACCTGGGCGCCGTCGACCTTCGCGGCGTGCCGCTCCGCCTCGCCCGGGTCCCCCGTGGACAGCACCACCTGCCCGGTGGGGTCGCGGACCTCCCAGCGGGCGAACACCAGCGCGGACTTCGGCAGCATGAACCCGGCGAGGAACAGCTTGACGGCGAGGTTCGCGACGCGCGCCTGCTCCGCGACCGAGCGGTCCTGGCCGTCGCCGTCGGTCAGCTGCGCCTGCGCCTGCTGCAGCCTCTCGTGCGCGGCAAGGAACTCCTCGCCCGTCACCTCGGGTTTGAACAACAGCTCGATGTCGTCGCCGATCTCGGCGACGTGCGGCTCGGTGTTGAGCGCGAACTTCTGGCGTGCCACGGCGGCTTTTCCCCCTCGCCCAGCGCATGGGTGCCCGGCCCATAACCAGCGGCACGCCCGGAGCCTAGCCCAGGACCTGCCGCATGGCCTTGACCAGGAACGGCCTGGCCCCGGCGCGGGCGTACACGAGCCGCCCCGACCCGTGCCGGTACTCCCGGTACCCCTTGTGGATGAACGACGCGTACGCCGCCGGGGCCACCACATCCCACCGGGTGCGCAGCCCCACCAGCGGCCCCTGAATGTGGATGCCGCGGCGCAGGTTCCCCGTGTCGACCGGCGCGTACAGCTTCGCCAGCGCCTCGATCTGCACGACCTTGCGGTGCAGCTGCCGGCCGATCGGCGCGGACGGGCTCACCGCCAGGCGGTGCAGCCTGCCCCGGTGGATGCGGACGGTGACGCTCACGGCGACTCGTCGGCGGGGCAGGGGGCGCAGCCCGGCAAGGCGACGGTCACCCGCTGCTCCACCCCGACGCAGCCGCCCATCGGCCCGATGATCGTCTGGGCGCCCATGACGAACCGGCGGCCGCGCGGCCCCGCGGTCGTGGGCAGGCAGCACATCACCGCGTTGTAGACCGTCACGCTGTCGACGTGGACGACGCGGGCCGCGGCTTCGAGCTCGTCCGCCGCCGGGGGGCAGCCCCGCTCGTCGATGGTGGGGGCGCACCGCAGCAGCGTCACGACCAGCTCGGCCGCCGTGGTGTTCGGCGGCTGGCATGAGGTCAGCCCGCGCACCTCCCGGTCCTCCTCCGGGAACCGGGGGGAGGGGTAGAGGCGGGCGACGTGCACCGTCAGCTGGCCGCCCTCCTGGCCGGAGCAGGGGTCGGCGCACTCGTCCCACGCCGGCGCCCCGGCGGAGACGAACACCCGGCACGGGCAGCCGGGCTGGCCCACCACCTCCAGGGCGGTGCGCTCCAGGGCGTGGCACACGCAGCCCAGCAGCGCCGCCGCCAGGTCGTGCACGCTCAACGACGTCAGGGCCACATCGTCACCCTCGGCGGACGGACGTCCGGGCTGTAGACGCGGGCGGGGGAGTGCAGCCGGTCCGGGTTGACCGTCTGCAGCCACAGGTCGACCAGCGGCAGGCCCGTCCTGCCCTCCGCGAAGATCGTGGTCGGGTCGGCCATGTCGACCTGCACCCCCTGCCGGATGACGCGGGTCACGTTCCCGGGCAAGCGGCAGGTGCCGCAGCCTTTCGTGCCCGGCGGCAGGCACGCCAGCACCAGCTGGCAGGTGAGCTCCGACACGGCGGCGATCGCCGCCGCGTCCAGCGGCAGGCCGGTGCGGTACGTCACGCAGAACGTCCCCGGCTCGCCGCACGGCGCCGCCATGTTCTGGCAACTGGGCCAGCATTCGCCGTCGGTGCGGACCAGCAGGGCGGGGGAGTCGACCCGGTATGCCTCGGGCACCAGCTCCTGGCCGTCGACGGTGACGGAGGCGATGTCGTGCACCGGCCCAGCCAGGCGCACCTCGCACAGCTGCCCGCACGAGCAGTCCGACCCGCAGCCGCAGATCGACGCGTTGCGCCACAGCCCGTCGGAGCCGATGTACGGCACCCACGGCCCCGCCGACCCCCACCGCACGGTGATGGGCAGGCCCGGCCCGTCCAGGCACGACCGCCTGCACGGTCTCACAGTGATCGGGCAGGACGGGCCCCAGCGCCGCCCCGACAACGCGAACAGCACCTGCGTGGCGACCATCTGCCACCGCTGGATGATGGCCGGGTCCAGGTCGTCGGGCAGTTCGCAGCACAGGTCGACCGGCCAGGGCTCGCACGGCCCGGGGTGCAGGGTCATCCCCGGCTCCTCTCGTACCGGCACCGGTCAGGGAACCGGGCGCGGATGAACGCGCCGACCTGGCCGTGCACGAAGGTGTCCGGCATCGTCGACAGGAACGCGGCGTCACGGTCGAACCGGGGGCCGCGCGTCAGCACCTTCACGTCCACCATCTGCTCCCCGCCGAGACCCGCCAAGTTGCCGTACAACGTGCGTTTGTGCAGCACGGGGAGGTGGCGGCCCGCGTCCAACGCGCCCAGCATCGCCGCCTTGGTGACGGGCAGCGGCACATGCAGCTCGTACGACAGCGGCGCCGCCACCCCCAACCGGGCCAGCAGGGTGCGGGTGTCCCGCATCCCGCCCAGGTACGCGCTGGACGCCCGCGCCGCGTAGTACGCCTCGACCTGGTCGATCGGCCCGCGGTGCAGCACCGGCATCACCCCCACCGGCCGCATGACGAAGAAGTCGTCATTGCACAGCAGGAACTCCTCCGACACCCCCGGGTGCAGGCAGGCGGCGCGGACGGCCGCCGTGGTGTTCTCGTACTTGGAGCCGTTCTGCACCAGCGGGATGTGCCCCACCCCGGTCAGCCACCCGGGGCGGCCGCCCACCACCCACACCCGGGAGTGCGGCAGGTTCGCCGTCCACGAGCGGAGGGCGTACCGCAGCTGCTCGTTGGCCGGGCCCTCCCGCACGGGCACGACCAGATCCGGCACACCCACGTCAGGACGCGTCGCACAGCACCGGCTGGTAGTCGCACGACTGCGCAGGCGGGGCGACCGTCGTGATGAACGTCCGGCGGTGGCACGACGCGCCGATCGGCGTCAGCATCGGCCCCGCCGTACCGGCCGCGTTCTGCGCCACCACGTCGTACGGGCCGGTGCCCCACTTGCCGCCGGCCCGGGTCGCGCCAGTCAGCTGCAGCGTCACCTGCTCCGACCCCACCTCCAGGTCGCCGATCACGCCGTTGGTCACCCACGGCATCAGGAAGTAGATCCACGCACCCGTCGAGGTGGCCTCCTCGGGGCAGACGTCCTCGCCCAGCACCTCCGCCCACAGCTCGATCGCGAACCCGGAGTTGCACGGGATGGAGCAGGAGTCGTATCCGATGGGCTTGCCCGCGTAGTCGAACACCACCGGCGACCCCGTGGTGATCTCGATGAACTCCGGCGACACGGCGAAGAAGTTCAGCTCGATGTCGTAGCCCTTGAAGGTGGGGCAGCCGCGCTTGAAGCCGCAGACGCGGCCGTTGGCGGCCTTGTACTCGACGTCGGTGCCCTCGTCGCTGTTGACGTTCATCGCCAGGGAGGCGAAACAGTCGAACACGAAACCGTTGTCGTTGCCGCACACGGGGCGGCCGCAGCCGTCTACGCGGGTGACCCGGGCGACGCTCGCGTTCGCGATCAATGGGCAGGACACGGGGCCTCCAACATGGTGTTGTTGGCCCGGCCCACAACCAGCGGCTACGCCGTGATTCTAGCCGCGCACCCACCGTGAAACCCGGTGGCAGGCTAGGCCTCGTGATTGGCTGCCACGGCTCGTTCGCCGGCGTCCCGCCATCCCGTGATGGGCTGCACGTCTACCCCTACCGGGAGGGAGCGCCGGAGGAGGAGCCGCCGCCGCTGGACCGGCCGTTCTACTGCCACGCCACCATGCCCGTGGTCGACGGCGAGTACGCCCCCGTTGCCTGGTACAAGGGCGTCCCGCTGGGGGCGCTGGTGTGCGCCGGGTGGTGGCGGGCCGTGACGGACCAGCCGCTCGACCCCGCCCCCTACACTCCGTCGAACGACGGGTGGGGGCAGCGCACTACCTGACCCCGCCAGGGTCGGCTACCTTGCTCGGGTGCGGCGCCCGGGTCACTCGGCTGCGGGCGACGGCGGGTCGGGGGCCGACCACTACGGGTGTGCCGAGGCCGACCGGCAACCTCAGCCCAAGGGTGCCGTCACATGGCGAGCGCCCCGCCCCGTTCCCAGGGGCGAGGCGCGCAGGTGGGATGGCCCGCGAGCCGTCCGGGCTCGCGGGCGCAACTCACTTAATCGTGAGGGTGATGGTCGCGCCGAGCCTCACCAGGACGACGACGACGGCCACCGCGAGGACCATGTAGGTCACACCTCGCCCATACTGGCGCTTGGACCGCTGGGGGCGCGGGTCGTGCGCCTGGTGGCAGTCCTTGGCGGCGGGATGGACGACCCTGCGGGGTCGGCGGTCCGCCCGCCGGTCTCGCCGCTGGCTGTCCGTCCCCGCGCGGCGCACGCGGCGCTGGCCCGCACGACCGTCCCCGGGCCGCGCGTTGGTCCTCCGGATGCGCTTATTCTCCGGCACATTAATCCTTTCTCTGGTAATTGTTTTTCCAGAGATCGGGCGCCGAAATAATTATCAACCGCTTTTTTATTGCTGCGGCGATAAAATCAGTCCAAGCATCAGATACACTATAAGTGCGAGTTACAGGATCTAGTGCTCGGATAATTTTCCGGCGCCCGGTCCCCGACGGGCCTCCCGCTGGGAGGCCCGTCGCCGTTGCGGCGCTGATCCGATGGTATGGGAACTTGGTCAACCCGTAGCCCCACGGGTTCGACGCGCGCCTCCGCGGATGTACCCGTTTTTTGTAGTAACAAGTTGGTAAAGGGACGCCTGACCTGTGCATTTCTAACAATCGTGACGGAAATGTAAGCGGCCCTAAGAATCGTCTGTGACGAACATCACACCCGCTGATTCTCCTCCAGCCCGGCGCACCGGCTGCCCCGTGATGACGGGCGCCCACAGTCGAGGGGGCGCCCTCCGGCGTCAGGCCGTGGCCGGCTCGAACCACATCGACTCCCCGTCCAGCAGCAGGTGATGCGCCCCCATCCGCATGGTGTGCCCGCACGGCATGGCCCATCCGGCCAGGTGGGAGGTGGCGAGGTTCACGACCTGGCCTGGGGTGGTGGCCACCACCTCCGGCTCAGGGTCGGCGACCAGCGGGGCTGATGAGGGCATCACGTCCGTGTCTGCTTCATGAAGGAGTCGAGTGGGCGGCAGCCGACAGATCCCTCTTACGATAGTGCGCATGTTTACTGGGAGACAGCAATGCTGTGAACCGTCACCCCTGAGGCGGGCACACCTGGCCCCAGCACGCTGATCCCGAGCACCGTCACGCCCGTCGTGACCAGCACCTGCATGGTGGTGGCCGCCGCGGTGTTGGCGGTGATGCGCGCGGTACGTACCCCGACGGTGCCCGCCTCGATCGCGTGCGTGACGACCGGCGGCGCGGAGAACGCCCCCGCCGGCCAGGTGAACGTCACCAGCCCGTTGGCGTCGGTCACCCCCCGGGCTCGTTCGACCCGGGCGGCGGGGGCGGTGTAGGAGCCGCGGGTGCTCACCCGCTCACACCTCGCGCGTCGTCAGGACAGCAAAGTCGCTGCCCGCCACGCCCGTGAAGGCGAACGCGTCGGCCAGCCCCTCCCCGGCATCGCCGCCCCGATCCACCGACCACGTCGCCGTCGACCCGGCGGGGAACGGCACCGCCGCCCCGCCCGCAATCGACACCGTCGGCGCACCGGCGAACACCATGAACGTCACCGAGCGCGCCCCGGCCGCGACGTTCACCGTGCCCGCCCCAGTCTGCCGCTGCGCCGTGCTGGCGACCTGCGGGTTCGGCGCCGCCTGCTCCTGGCACCTGGTCACCGCGCCTGCCACCGTGTAGGCGGTGGTGCCGTCGAGCAGGGTGTCGACCGGCGCAGTGGTGCCGGTGCTGTCCACGGTGTAGCGACGCAGGAACGCCCCATTGTCGTCGCACAGAATCTCGAACTCGCGGTCTGGGGCGGCCGTCGAGACGCTGCCGCTGGTTCCGGACATGGGGACCTCCGTGAGGGTGTGGGATTAGGTGAGACGGGCGTATCGCAGGGTGGTGCGCTGGAGCGTGTCGGAGCCGATTCCGGCCACCTCGGTGGTCCCCGCGATGTCGGTCCGGGCCGCCTCCAGCCGGATCGTCCTCGGCGACGTCGGCTTGTACTCGACGCTGATCGCCGTGGAGCTGTTCCACTGCAAGGCGGTCGCAGCCCCCGGGGCGAACTCGGAGATCTGCACGACGATGGCCTCACTGTTGGGGACGATGGCACCTGCAGTGACGTCCCACAGCCGGGCGGTGATGAGCGCGTTCTCGCCCGTGCCCATGCGGCCGAGGTTGCCCCGGACGACCGCGTCCAGGTGGTAGGTGCCGGCGGCGGGCAGCGCCAGGGACAGCCCGAGGTCGATCCATGCCCCGGACGCCGTTGACGTGAGGTCGACGCCAGCCGGTAGCGCGGCGAAGCCGCTGGCGCGGGTATTGACGCTGGCTGCTGTTCCAGTCATGAGGGTCCGTCTCCTACCGGCGCGATCCAGTGGCCCGTGATGCGTGTGCGGCCGTCCGGGTTGCTGACGACGGCCGAGGCCCCGGCCTGGCCGACCCGGAACGCCCACAGCTCCACCGTGTCCCCGGCGTTGAACGGGTGCAGGAACGACAGGCCGCCTGTGGCCTGAGCACCGTTGGCCGCCGCGATGCCCACGATGAGCGCCTCCGTGCCGACGATCAGGGCGCCGTTCTTGTAGATCCCCGTCATCACGTACTGCGCGGCGGCCGTCGGCACCGACACAGCGCCCCGGGCGTTGTAGTCCATCGCCCAGACACCGGCCCGGGGGATCGTCAGCGTCGGGACCTCGCTGACCTTTTCCCAGACCCGGTCTGCCCCGGTCAGCGCGTGGTTGAAGGTCAGCGTCGCGTTCTGCACCCATGCCGCGTCCACGCCAATCCGCCACACCTGCGGGCAGTCGCCTGCGGCTGGGGGCGTGACCGCCAGGCCCGGGTCCACCTCGATCAGCACCTCGGGCACCAGGAGGCCGGCTGCCGTCTCGGTCAGCGCGTTGCACCCGGCCGGATCAGGCAGGCGGCCGATAGCGGCTGCCGTTCCGGTCATCAGTCGCTCACCTTCTGCCACATGATCCCCTGCTGGGGGATGCCGCCGGTCAGGTAGTGCTGGAGGTTGGCGTTGGCCAGCGCCGACCCGTCGCCAGTGCCCCGCAGCCCCCGGATCTCGAACGTCGTCGGAGCCGCGATCGTGACGAACCCCTCGCACACCGCGTTCCCACCGATGCTCTTGAGGCCGGTCTCCGGGTTCACCGTGCCGGGCTCGTCGTGGAGGAGCACCCACCGCGGGCTGCCGGGTACGAACGCATTCGTCGCCGTGTTGAACCACAGAGCCGAGATGGAGGCGATGTGCCTTCCGTTGAAGTTCCAGGTGGCCAGGCCGAAGAGGTGGGCGGTGAGCCGGTACACGCCCGGCTCGGGCAGCAGAACTTGACTGAACGGCAGCACCACCTGCTGCCCCTGAGCCGACGTGCGTAGGTCCGCCTGGCCAGCGTTACGGGTGCCGAACACGGGCGTGAGCCGGGCCCCGACCGCCCAGTTCTCCGGGCACGCCCCGGCGGCCGGGGGCGTCACGTCTACATCTACCGACCGCTCGGTGCCGACCGCCGTGCCGGGGGCGATCCCGGTCACGGTGGTGCCCGGCACGAGGAGCCCGCTCGCCGTCTGGGTGAGGGCGTTGCACGCCGCCGGGTCGAGCCGGGGGTCGATGCGGTACGTGCGACCGCAGGGCCCGGCCATCAGTCACCCACCTTCTTGAAGCGGAAGTTCTGGGCCCAGACGACCTTTTGAAAGGTGCTTCCGACGTCGGTACGCCAGGACCCCTCAACACGGATCGTTGCCGGACCGGCCACCCGATACAGCGCCGACGCCGAGGCGTTGGCCTGGATGCCGGTCACGCCCGTCGCGGTCGAATCGGTGAACAGGATCACTCGCCGCGCAGACAGCGGGACCGCGGCACCAGCGGTCACGTCGAAGATCTGGGCGTCGATAATCGCGTTGCCGACACCGGCCGACCACCCGATGGAACACTGAACGTCCGCGATCACCTCGTAGAGGCCGGCCTCCGGCAGCACCAGCTGCGCCCCGGTCACGGGCACCCACGTGTTGGCGGGGCTGGCGTCGAGGGCGACAACTCCGCTGGTCTGCCCGGCTACGGGCGTGAGCCGTGCGCCCACGGTCCAGGTCTCCGGGCAGGAGCCGGCGGCCGGTGCCTGAACGTCGATGTCGACGGAGCGGTCCGTGCCGAGCGCGCCGCCCGGGGCGACCCCCTGCAGGGCCGCGCGGGGGACGAGGAGCCCGCTCGCCGTCTGCTGGAGGGCGTTGCATGCGGCCGGGTCAAGGCGCGGGTCGACCCGGAACGTACGCCCGCAGCAGCTACCGGCCATCAGTCGCTCACCTTCACGAAACCGAGGCGTGGTCCTCCGAGGATCGCCTGGGTGGAGTCGTTGAAGCCGACGTGCTGCCGCAGCCCTTCCACGCGGATCGTTGTCGGCCCGGTGACGGTGAGGAAGGTGCTGAGGCTGCCAGCGTTCTGCAGGGACATCACCGTGCCGCCGCCGGGATCGTTGATGTTGCCGAACTGAATCCGCCGGCTGGTGCCGGGCACGAGTGCCCCAGCGGTGACGTTGAACAGACGGGCGTTGATCGCCACCGCCCACGGCGTGGTCGCGGCGATGTGCGAATAGAGGTCTGCGGACAGGGCGTATTTCCCGGCCTCGGGCAGCACGACCTGGGCACCGGTCGCCACCCACGTTCCGGATGCAACGGATTGGAGATCCGCGTCCGCTCCGAACGCTTCACCACTGACGGGGGTGAGGCGCGCCCCGACCGTCCAGGTGGCCGGGCACGCGCCGGCCGCCGGGGCGGTCACGTCCACGTCCACGGAGCGGGTCGCGGAGACGGCGCCGCCCGGGGCGATGCCCTGGACGGCGACGGACGGCACGAGGAGGCCGCTCGCGGACTCCGTCAGCGCGTTACAGGCCGCAGGGTCCACGGTGGCCGACCCGGAGGAGGAGCGCAACACCAGGGCCCCGCCGCAGCACTTACCAGCCATCAGTCACCGGCCGCAGTCGGCAGGGCGTCGGCGGAGGTGGGCTGGCTCGCCACGAAGGCGGCCTCGCTCACCTCCTCGTATCCGAGATCGAGGTACGGGGCGGCGTCCCGCAGGTTGTAGACCACCTGGGCGCTCTCCCCCTCCTTGGCGAAGTAGCGGGGGTTCGGTGCGGGCTCGTCGCTCATGACGGCTTGTCTCCTCACGACTGGGAGGGGCCGCCCCGGGCGCGGGCGGCCCCCGGGCGGGTCAGCGGTAGGTGTAGTTCAGGAGGTACTGCGCGGCGGCCGAGGCTCCGGCGAAGGAGGCCGCCGCCAGTGCCGGGTCCTCGTCCTTGGCGACGGACCACGTCATCGTGACCCCGGCCGGGATCGGCACCGCGCTGCCGTCCGTCATGGTGACGTTCACGGTGCCCGCGAGGACGGTCAGGCTGACGCTCTGCAAACCGGGGAAGCTCCCGGCGATGTCCTGAACCGCGGTGCCGTTCACGGCCCGCACGCCGGTGCTCAGCGGCGTCGGCGCGGCGTCCTCCTCGACGGTGCACTCCACCGGGGAGGCCGGGGTGTACGGCTTGGACGGGTCGCCGTCCTCGTAGGTGCCGAGCAGGACCGGGGCGTCCGTGCCGCACGGGTCGACTGCCCACAGCTCGGTGTAGAGGACGTCACCGATGCCGTCGCCGGTGGTGTCGTCGCAGCCGCACCGTTCGATGACCTGCTTGGAGCAGGCGTCCGAGGTGCCGCCGCCCGCCCCGCAACTGCGCACGGCACCGGTCGGCGTGTAGGCCGTCCCGTTGACGTCGGTGTCCGTCGTGATGACCTGGTCCCCGACGTAGGAGACGTGCCGCAGGAACGTCCCGTTGTCGTCGCACAGGACGAGCGGGTCAGGGCTGCCGCCGCAGGCCACCAGCGACGAGGACGGCGGCAGCTCGTCCTGCCGGTCCCCGTTCTCGTCGAGGTAGTACACCGACCCGTCGCAGCACACCATCCGCGTCCACGACCGCTGGCCGAGGCTGGGCACGGCGTAGGTGACGATGAAGTGCGCCATGACCCCGGCCCCGTTGCTCGGGGAGTCCGCCAGGGTCTCGTTGACCTCGAAGTACAGCGTGTTCGTGCCCGGCTGCGCACCGGCGAGGGTGCCCGGCCCGAACGTGTACGGCGTCCCGTTGTGCGTGGCGCTCGCGGGCATGGCCTGCCAGGCGCCGTTGTTGAGGCGGAACCGGATGGCCTGCTGGTCGGCGTTGAGGACCGTGATCTGGACCTGGATCGAGTCCGGGTCGGCAGCGGCCGGGAGGCTGAACGACGCCCTGGCCCACCACGGCTCGGGGCCGTTGAGGGTGGGTCCCTCGCCCGGGGTGCCGGTGGTGCCGGTGAGGCCGCCGGGGTGCGGGGCGATCCACCCGGCCGGGCGGCTCGCCGCCGTGTCCACCACCGACCAGGCGGCCGGGTTCGGGGCGAACCTGGCCCGGTACGTCTGGTACCAGGTCGCGGCGGCCGCCGGCCCGTTCGTGTCGCCGTTCGGCGTCCACGTCCACACCGTGTCCACGCTGTTGTCGTAGACCTGCGCCTCGTTGGAGACAAACTCGACCGTCTCGGTCACGGTGTCCGCGATGCACACCTGCACCGCCTGGCAGCAGTCTTCCGGCTCCGGGTCCGTGCAGACCTTCGCCGCACCGATCAGGGTGTACGGGGTGACGCCGTCCAGGGCGGTGTCCGTGACGCTGGTGACCGCGCCGTCGCAGTCGCGGCAGATCCGGCGGAGGAACTGCCCCGGCGGGGTGACGGTGACCGACCCGAACCGCCACATGTCGAACACACCGCACGCGGCGACTCGCGCGCCGAGGTACTGGAGGCTGAACGTGGTGACCGGCTTCGGCAGCCGGAACCGCGCAGAGGTCGCCTGGTGGGGGTCGGTGAGGGCGGTGCAGTCGGTCAGGGTGCTGTCGCCCGTGAGGACGCCGGTGGCCGCGTTGTAGCTGTACCCGGTCGGCAGGGAGACCGGCACCGCACCGACCGGAAGCTGAGCCGCGTTCCGCTGGGCGGGGTCGGTGTAGTTGAAGTAGTGGAGTTCGACGCTGAACTCCACGTCGACCGGCCGGTCAAACGTCCACGTGGTGTTGGTGAGGATGGGGTTGGGGAAGGTGCCTTGACCCCACCAGGAGCCATCGGCGTTGCTCTGCTTCGCCGGGAACGCCGCGCCGCTGCCCCGCGCGGTCCAGCCGACCCCGTTGGGCAGGGTCCCGGAGGATGCGAGACCGGTGATCGTGGCCGCCGCCTCGGCGCCGTCGTCGCACAGCAGCACCGTCTCGCAGTTGAGGCACGACTCGGCTGGCTGGCAGATGCCGACGGTGCCGGACGGCCCGTACGGTGCGGTGCCGCCCAGATCGGTGTCAAGGACGCTGACGACCGCGCCCGTGCAGTCCCGGCACACGGTGCGCAGGAAGGTGGTCGAGGTGCCGTCGGCGGCGACGTCGCACAGGACGGTCGACGTGCAGTCCCGGCAGTCCGACGGGGTCTCGGCGGGCGTGCACTGGCCGACCTCGCCGGTGACCGTGTACGGGGCGCCGTCCAGTGTCGTGTCCGTGGTCGACACGACTTCGCCGGTCACGCAGTCCGTGGTGACCGTCCGGAGGAACTGGGTCGCCTCGGTGACCTCGCAGCCCTCCAGCGCGAGGGTCACGTCGAACTGGTCGGCGGTCCAGGACTTCGCGCCGAGGTGGTAGGTCTCCAGGATCAGCGCGACCCGGATGTCACCGGAGGCGATGTCAGCGGCCGTGACGGGCGCGGAGACCGTCAGCGTCCCCTGCCAGCCGGCCGGTGCCCACGTGAGGGCGTCGTCCGTGTCCAGCGCGGTCGTGCCCCGGAACAGGCGGAGGGCGCCGTCCCATGACTGCCCGGCATCGGGGCCGTTGTTCCTGACACGGACGGAGATCGTCAGCGAGCCGGACGCGCCTTCACAGTCGGACACGTCGGCGGTTATCTGGCCGGTGGCGGTGAGGTGCTGCTGGGCGGGTCCGGGCCCGGCAGGGTAGACGAGGGTTCCGCCCGCCCACAGGGACGTGTACGGGCCGGGGTGGTTCTGGAACTGGGTCTGGCCGACTGCGGCGACGTTGCTGTCCACGATCGTCGTCGGGATGTCCGTCGAGGTGGCGGCGGGGACGTCGCAGACGAGGACCGTGCTGGAGTTCCGGCACTCCGCGTGGCAGACGCCGACGGTGCCGGTCGGGCTGTATGGGGCGCCGGCCAGGGTGTAATCGGTGTGGCCGGTGATCGCGCCGAGCTCGTCGCGGCGGTAGTCGCGGATGAACGGCGTGGTCGTGCCGTCCGCGGCGACGTCGCAGAGCTGGACGATGTCCTGCTCCGGCTGCTCGACGCCAGCGGGGCAGGTGGTGATGGTGCCGGTCGGCGTGTAGGTGCCACCGGTGGTGGCGTCGACCAGGCGCACCGAGGCGATCGTGCCGTCCGCTGCGTAGGAGTACTCGATCAGGACCAGGCCGGCGACCGTGCCGTCCGCGAGGACGTCGCAGAACGTGCCCGAGACCTGGACGGACTGGGAGCTGCCGCAGGCGACGGCCCCGACCGGCGGCGCGCCCGCGCTGTACGCGCCGGTTTGAAGGTTGATCCAGCCTTCGGAGGTGACCACGCCGTCGCAGTCTCGGACGACGGTGACGGCGATCGGCGTCCCGTCCGGCAGGCACAGGCCGATGGTGGCGGTCGGGGTGGTCGGCGAGGCGCAGTCCCGCTGTTGCTGCGGGCACGGAACGACCACTGCCTGAGTCAGGTCTACTTCGTCGCCGCTGACCTGGTCGCGCCACGTCGTCTCGCCGGTCTTGCAGTCGCGGAGCCCATACGCCGTCCGGATCTCACCGGTCCCGGTGACGACACCGGTCGCGGTCACGTTGCAGAACCGCTCGAAGTTGCCTGCGGCTGGGTCGGCGAAGCCCTGGGTGCCGAACTTCATCGTCACGGGCGACGAGAACGACAGCTTGAAGTGCTCGGTGCCGCCCATCCGCAGGTACTGGGTACCGGTGGTGATCGCCGATGCGGTGAAGATCTCCAGCGTGACCGTGATGCCGTTGACCACGGCGGTGCCCGTATACGGGGCCGGGATGCCCGCGTTGGGGACCGATGGGATGGGCGGGCTGAACGTGCTCCAGTCGATGAAGCCGCCAAGCTCAGGAGCGGATACCTCGACGTTCGACGCGGTACCGGTGTTGGACGTGTAGACGCCTTCCCACGCGGTGATCGGGTCGTTGTACTGAATGAACGGCAGGTCGCCGTCCATGGCGTCGAGCCCGACCAGGCAGCCGGGATAGCTCGGGTCGGCGTCGTCGAACTTGTGCAGTGTGAACGTCGGGTCCTGGGCGCTCGGCTCCTGATAGCAGAGCGCCCCGATGAACTGGTCGCAGTCTTCACCCGCGGCGGCGCAGTCCCTCAACGTGCCCTGAACGGTGTAGGCGGCGCCCGTGGTCGGGTCCACGGTGCGCGTGCCCACGCGGTCCCCGCTGCTCGTGTCGTAGACCGGCTCGACGAGGACGGTCGAGGCCACCGTGCCGTCCGGCAGGACGTCGCACAGCAGGACCGTCTCCACGTCGACACGCGGTGCCTGGGGGCCGCTCATGATGACCGGGCCCGGGCCGCAGCATCCACTCACAACAGCACTCCTTGCGTGTACGAGATGGTCACGGTGCCCGTCTGGGCGGTGATCGTCAGCGGGCCGACCAGCATGGAGTCCTCGTCCCGAGCAACCGACCAGGTGACTGACTCGCCGGGGAACAGCGTGGTATCGCCGTCGACGGTGCTGATGCGGCCGGTGCCGCCGTGCGCGGTCGCGGTGACCGACTGCAGCAGCGGCACCCGCGCCGCTGACCAGGCGCCGCCACCGCCCGGGCCGAGCTGTACTCTGCGGGCCCGCACCGCGGACGCCTGGGGTGCGCCCTCCACGGGGCATTCCGCCGTCGGCGCGACCGGGGTGTAGGCGGCGGTCAGATCCGGCAGGTAGGTGCCCAGGCTGGTGAGGGCCCCGGTGCAGCCGTCGACCTGGATCAGCTCCAGGTACGTGGTGTCGCCCAGCCCGTCGCCGTCGGTGTCGTCCCACCGGCACTCGTGCAGCAGGTGCTGGGGGCACTCCGGCTCCGGCGGCGGGCAGCACGCCCCACCGGCCGCCTCGCACTGCCCGGCCGTGCCGGTGACCGTGTACGGCGCCCCGTCCATGGTCGTGTCTACGACGGCGACGACAGCGCCGGTCTCACAGTCGGTGGTGACGTTGCGCAGGAACTGTGTGGCACAACCAGACTGGTCGTACGTCACCGACGCGGTGAACGCCGACACCTGCCACCCGGTGCGGCGCGGGCTCGGCGTGCACGTGGCCGGGCTGTCGTCGTAGGCGTCCAGAGCGAGCGCCACGACGACGTTGCCCGCGGCAAGATCGACGGCCGGGACGTCGGCCTCCACCGTGAGGGTGCCGAACCAGCCGACCGGCGTGTTCGCCGGCAGGACGGTGAGCGCGGCCTGCGTCGTCCCGATGAACAGGCGCAGGTGACCGGTGGGCCCGCACCCGTTGTCCGGGCCGGTCTGCTGGGCGTTGACGGAGACGGTGACGTGCGCGGTGCCGGTGTCGCAGGCCGGGCGCAGCGCGGCGATGGTCGCCGCGAGGCTGTTGACGCTGCCGGTGGTGCCGGGCTGCGGCGCTGTCCCCGGCGGCAGGTTCAGCGTCCCGCCGTCCCACAGCGTCTGCCCGCCAGCGACCGCGAAGCCGGTGGGGTACGGGTAGTACGGCGTCGGGTCGGTGTCGGTGACGGCCGGGTCAGGCGCACCGCCGTCCGGCAGGTCGCACACCAGAAGCGTGGACGTGTTCCGGCACGGCTCGGGTTCCTCGGCGGGCGGCTGGCACACCCCCACCGTCCCGGCCGGGGCGTACGGCGTCACCCCGTCCATGCCGGTGTCCGCGGTGGCGATGACCGTGCCGTCGCAGCCGATGGTGACCCTGCGCAGGAACGCCGTGCTGCTGCCGTCCGGGGCGACGTCGCACAGGGCGATCACCTGGGCGGTTTCGCACGGCGTGTCAGGCTCGGGCTGGCACACGCCCACGCTGCCGGTCGGGGAGTACACGGTGGCGCCGTCCATGCCGGTGTCCGTGACGGAGTTGACCGTGCCGTCGCAGCCGATGGTGACCCGGCGCAGGAACGGGACGCTGGTGCCGTCCGCCGCGACGTCGCACAGCGTGAGGATGTGCGCGGTCGAGCACGGCGCGTCAGGCTCCGGCTGGCACACCCCCACCGTCCCGGCCGGGGCGTACGGCGTCACCCCGTCCAGGGTGGTGTCCGCCGACGCGGTCACCGTGCCGGTGCAGTCCAGGGTGAGGCGGCGCAGGAACGGCGTGCTGGTGCCGTCCGCGGCGACGTCGCACAGGGTCAGGGTGTGTGTGCTCGTGCAGGGCGGCTCAGGTTCCGGCTGGCACACCCCCACGCTGCCGGTCGGGGTGTACGGGCCGCCGCCGAGGGCGTAGTCCGTGTGGCCGACGACCTGCCCGATCTCGTCCCGCCGCCAGTCCCGAAGGAAGGCGGTCACTGTGCCGTCCGGCTGGGTGTCGCACAGCACCGCCAGGTCCTGCTCGGGCTGCTCCGCACCCACTGGGCAGGCGGTGACCGTCCCGGCCGGGGTGTAGGTGCCGCCGGTGGTGGCGTCGACCAGCCGCACCGAGGCGATCGACCCGTCCGGGTTGTAGCTGTACTCGACGAGGACCAGGCCCACGACCTCGCCGGTGCTGTCGATGTCGCAGAACACGCCCGCGGTGGTGATGCTGCGGGACTCGCCGCACGCGGTCACCCCCACCGGGGGCGCACCCGCCGAGTACAGGCCGGTGGCGAGGTTGATCCACCCGGCCTGCGTCACCGTCCCGGAGCAGTCGCGGGTGATGATCGTGGCGATGGGGGTGCCGTCCGGCAGGCACAGCCCCACCGTGGCCGCCGGGGTGGTGGGGTTGTCGCAGTCAGGCCCGGCCGGGCACGGCCCCACCTGACCCATCACCACGTGCGGCGTCTGCCCGTCCAGGGCGACGTCCGTGTACGACGCGGCCCCGTTCAGGAACACGTACCTGCGGAGGAACGGCCCGGAGCCGTCGCACAGCATGAGCGTCTGCGACTCGGGGCAGCCGTAGGTGCACTCCATCGGGGACACCGGCACGTACGGCACGGCCGGCTCGTCGGCGTACGTCAGCACCAGCTCGGCCGACCCGTCAGCGCGGACACACCACAGCTCGCTGTACGTCGCGTCGGGCTGGCCGTCGCCGTCGGTGTCGTCGCACCGCTGCACGCAGATCGTGTCGACGCACCCGGCCGCGCAGGCAGCGCAGTTCCCCGCCGTGCCCGACACCGGGTAGATGGTGGTGCCGTCCAGGGCGGTGTCCAGCGTGGTGGTGACCGCCCCGGCGCAGTCCCGGACCAGGTGCCGCAGGAACGGCGTGCAGCCGCCGCCCGGCAGCAGGTCGCACAGCTGCACGGTGGTGACAGTGGAGCAGCCGCCGTCGCACGGCCCGGCCCCCGCCGGAACCACCCCCGGCGTGAAAACGCCCGTTTGGGGGTTGATCCAGCCGATGGCCTGCGGGTCGGCGGGGGTGGCGCCGCACTCGACGCACCCGGAGCGGACGACCAGCAGGACGGCGGCGCCGTCGGGCAGGCACAGCGGTTGCGCCGCGATCGCCGGGGCGCAGCACACGGGTGTGGGCGGCGGCCCCGACCCGCCGCCGTCGTCGCACGGGAGCGGCTGTACGGCCACGTCAGCTCCTTGGGGTGCGGCGGCTGCGGGACCTGCGCGCGGCCGCCGCCGCCCGCTCCGGCTCGGCCGGCTGGGCGGCCTCGCCCGGTTCGGCGGGCTGGTCGTGCGGGGCGGGCTCCTCGAGCTCCGCCGGACCCTCCTGGTCGGGGGGCGGCACCAGACCCCGGCTGGCGTCCCCCGACAACTGGACAGGGTCTGGTGCCACGTACAGGCGGCCGTCGACGAACGCACCCGCCAGCAGGTGCTCCGGGACGGCCGGAAAGAGGTGGGCGGGCACGCCGAACTCGACCGGCGACACCGTGCGGAGCTTCGGCGTCTGCGTGATCGCCCAGGCGGCGAACGCGCGCCGCTGGTCGGCGGCGGGACGAACACGGATGATCACGCTCATGGGCACACCGCCACACCTCTCACGGACAAACCTGAATTTGGATCATGCACACGGTGCAGGTCGTCGCCGGGACGTAGGTCCTCTCCGCAAGTACGCGGCGGTCGTTGTACCGGTAGTCGACGGACTGGGAGGGGTTGCCGGGGACGATGTCCAGCGGCCCGCGCCGGATCAGCACCGGCCCCGAGATGGCCAGCCAGGCGGTGCCCGGCTCGGCCGGGGTGCCGTCCGGGCCGCTGTTCAGGGCCGAGTACCCGGCGCCGATCACCACGCAGTTCCCGGCCAGCGTCCGCAGCCGGTTGCCCTGCAGCACCGCGGCGTTGCAGCAGCCGAGCAGGGCGGCCGCCCCCGCGGGGACGTGCAGGGTGCCGATGCCGCCGTAGTTCTCCGCCAGGCAGCCCTCCAGCGCGGCCACCCCCTGCGCGATGTTGACCGGCCCCGCCGCGGGCGTCAGGTCGATCGCCTTCGGGGCGAGCACGGCGGACCAGAACCACTCCTCCAGGCCGCGCTGCTCACCCAGCAGCAGCGTGGCCCGCACGTGCTCGATCGCCTCGGCGTACGACCAGCCGATGGTGGAGCACTCCACCCCCGCGTACAGGGTGACCGGGTCGGCGGACTCCACCTCGGGCCGGGCGAACTCCTTGACCGGCACCTCACCGGGGGACTCGTCGCCGGGCGGGCACCAGTCGGTGTCGCGCACCGGGTTGCAGCCCAAACCCAGCCACTCCACGCCGAGCAGCTGGTGAATGTCGTCTTCGGTCACGTCGATGACCGTCGAGCAGCCGCCCAGGATGCCGTTCGGCAGCGGCGTGCCCGGGATCGCGGCCACACGCCGTCTCATGCCGGCCGGTGGCATCCGCTCACCTCCTCACAAGGTGGTCGGGGGCGCCAGGCACGGGGCGAGGGTTCCGTGCCTTGCGCGTCCGGTGGAGGGGCGAGGGTTAGGCGATCGGGCAGGCGACGCCCAGCTGCTCGCCGGTGCGGCCGTCGGGGCAGACCGGCACCGTGACGATGCGCGCCTCCGGGCCGCGGTTGATCAGCGCCACGCACTCCTCGGAGAACGCCGCGGTGTAGTCGTTCGTGCTGAACTTCGTGGAGTCGTGGATCACGCCCAGGCTGATCTCGCCGCCGCGGCCGATCTGGAACGCACCCGACGGGTAGATCAGGAACGGGATCTGCTGCGGCCAGTCCGGGGCGGGGGTGGCGCCGCCGATGTCGGTGGGAACCGCCGGGGTCAGGCCGCGCGCCCACTGCACCCGCACGCCGAGGGTGCGGAACGCGTCGATGATGCACTGGTCGCTGATCTCGTCGCAGGCGACGCCGTTGCGGCGGGCGATGTCCGCCAGGAACATGTTCCGCGACCACCACGGGAACACCACCTCGATCGAGATGGAGTCACACAGGCTGTGCCGCTCGATCATGTCGGCGGCCTGCAGCGCCACAGCTGCGAAGATCGCGGAGAAGGCGCCGAACGTCGCGGTGATGGTGACGGCGGTGGCGGCGGCGCGGGCCTGCTCGAACAGGACCTGGCGGACGCGCAGCTCGTGCGCGACCATCGTGTTGCGCTGGTACCACGCCACCAACTCCGGGAAGTGGCGCTGCGTGAGGATGCCCGCCTCCAGGCAGACGCCGACCGCGTCGCAGCGGATCTCGTCCGGCTCCGGGCAGGGGATCTTAAAGCAGGGCTTGGTCGCGCCGGAGATGTCGTCGGCCTCGGTGTGGACCCATGTCATGGACCCCACGTCCAGCGACGGGATCTTGAAGAAGCGCAGGCCGCCACGGGCGAGCTGGATCTCCGGTGCGTCCCACAGCATCTCCGGGCAGGCGATGTCCGTCAGCTCGTACACCGTCTCCGAGGGGGCGCACCAGCCGCCGGACGCGACCAGGTCCTTGTTCGGCAGGCGCGACTGGTCGGCGGCGAGGATCACCGCCCGGGTGCCCTCCGTGCCCGACGACGAGTCGTTCACGATCAGCTCCCGGGTGAACGGCAGCCGGTAGGAGGCGCACAGGCCGACACCGCCGCCGGCCGTCTTGAGGGCGTTGGCGCGGCGGATGATGCCCTCGGTGACGCCGTCCATGTCGAGCGGCTGACCCGGCTGGTAGCCGGGGACGTCCACCGACGCGGTGATCTCCGGGCGGGGGTTGGTGTCCTGCGGCAGGACACGCGGCTGGCGGCGGCGCACACCGGACAGGTCGAGCACGGGGCGGCGCGCCACCGCCCCCGACGCCGTCGCCTCCCTCGGCTCCGGGGCCGGCCCCGGGTCTGGGGCGGGCTCTGGCTCCGGGGCGGGCTCCGGCTCCGGCTCATCCGGCGGGGCGTCCTGCCCGCGGACCTGCGCGGCCAGAGCGTCGATCTCGGCGGCGGCGGCCTCCGCGGCTTCCCGCCGCGTCTGCTGCTCGGAACGCACGTTGTTGACGAACTCGGCGAGTGTGCGCAGCTGCGCCAGGTCGTCGGGGGTGACGGTGGTGCTGGTGGATCGGGCGTCGAACGCGGCAACCGCCCCGTCGAGCAGGTCAACCAGCTCGTCGTCGGTCAGGCGGGTCAGGTCCTCGGGAAGCTCAAACTGCTGGTCCACAGCTGCGGCATCTCTCTCCTACAGGACGAGAGCCCGGCCCATAACCAGCGGCGATGCTCCAGATCGTATAGCACAGGGTCTCAGCCGGGGGCGCTGCTCTGCATGGCGCCCCGACCCCCACCGACTACCCGGCTTGCGGAATCTACATAGGGTATGTAGATTCTTCGATATGGCCGACCATTTGAGCGTCACCCCCAAAATGGCGCAGATCTTGAAGGTCTTCCTGGAGGACGTCGAACAGCCCCGCTACGGCTTCGAGCTCATGCAGCTCACCAGTCAGCACAGCGGCACGCTGTACCCGATCCTGGCCACACTGGAAAAGGCGGGCTGGCTGAACAGCCACAGGGAAGACATCGACCCGAAGGAGGCGGGCCGGCGCCCTCGCCGGATGTACCTCCTTACTCCGGACGGCGCTGTGCTTGCCCAGGCGCGGCTGGAGGCACTTGCCGAGGCTTACCGGCCGCCAGTCAACGCCCGGTTGCGGCCCCAGGGTGGCACCGCGTGACCGGATATCTGCTGACTGGCCTCATCTACCTGACGGGCGCTCTCGTCACTCTCGTCGCCACGCTTATGGCGGTGGCCTGCACCATCTGCAGCGATCTCATCAAGCAGGAAGCCGCCACCCGGCTGGAGCGGATTCCCCACTGGCTGCTCGAACGCGCGGCTCGCGATCTTCCCGACGAGTGCCGGGAGCACATTCTTGAGGACGAGTGGCTGCCGGAGATGCAGTTCATCGCGCGCCGCTCGGAAGGGTTGCCGGTGACACGGCTCTTGCGAGCAACCGTGTTTTCCCTGCACCTTATGGGCGGCCCGGCGAAAGCGGTGGGGCGAATCCTCCGCGATCTGCGTGGTAGGAAGTCGTTTGCTACCGAGCAAGAACGCGAACGGCTTATCTCAGCGCTAGGCCTGCTACCCGGGCCACAGCGCGAGGCGCTTACGTTGCGGTACTTGCACCGGTTGTCGGACGCTGACATTGCACGGCTGATGGACACCGATGAGAGGTCGGTGCGGGGCCTGGTATGGCACGGGCTGCATAAGCTAAGAGATTCTGGCGTTCCAGTACGCCACTACTATTGACAGCCCTCGCTATTCGGCGGGGGCTTCGTCAGCCAGCGCCGTCAGTTGACGTGACACCGCCCTTCGGCCTCACCTCCGCTCCCGGGTAGCGCTTCGCCACTGCCCTGGCGGTCGGCTCGCTGGTCGAGGTGTAGACGACTTTGCCATTCTGCACCACCTCGTACTGGGTCCGGTTCTTGTTCTGGCACCCGCACGGCATGATCAATTACCTCCCTTGATGGTGGCCGCCATGGACTCGGCGATCTCCGCCCGGGCCGGGGCGACCTGCTGCTGCAGGCGGACGATCTCTGCGCGGGCGTCGGCCCGCTGCTGCTCCCGCACCTCCATCGCCGTCAGCAGGTCGTCGACCAGGCTGGTGTCCGCCACGAGCAGCGCCGCCAACGCCCTTAGATCCCCACCCGTCGGCAGGGGTGGGGCGGCCGCCGCTGAGGCGGCCAGCGCGATGTTCGCCCGGTGCGCCACCGCCGACGCGGCCAGCGGCGAGGAGTGGCCGGGCACCGGCACCGACAGCACCGCCCGCAGCTGCCACCTGCCGCCCGAGCCCTGCCGCATGTGGTAGCTCGGCTGGCACGCGGTGAACACGCGGCGGTCCCACTCGGCCAGCCACGGCGCGGCCGCCCCGCTGAACCACATGCCCCGGCTGTTCATGCCGACGGCGACGATCCCCGCCACGGTGCGGGTGTCGTCGAACTGGCAGGCGGCGTTCTCACACTCGGCGCCGTCCCGCGCGTGCGGGACGTTCATCGTGAACGCCCCCACCCTCGCGAAGGAGCCGTCGTCGAGCGGCAGCCTGGCCCGCAGGAAATGCGTCAGGTCGATGTCCCCCAGCGACTCGATCGTCAGCCGCCGGTTCGGGAACCCGGCGTGCGGCTCCCCGGCCTGCGCCACCCACCCGAAGATCCGGCCGTCGCGGTAGTGCACCCCGCCCGACCCCGGCGGCAGCTCCTCCGCCGTCGGCTCCCGGAACCAGCCGGCGGGCAGCGGCGGCATGTCCTGCATCGCCTGCCACGCCGACGCCTCCAGCCCGGCCATCGCCGCCTCCTCCTGTCCGCCCCACGACAGGGCCCCATCCACGCCCGGCCCGGCGCCGGCCGCTACCTGCCCCTCGGGGAAGCCCGCCGCCCCCACGAACAGGGACGGCGCGAGCCGCACCAGCCGGCCCGCCTCCGCCGCCCGGGCCAAGTAGGCGCGGGCGGTGGTCACGCTCATGCCCAGCGCGTCGGCCAGCTGGGCGGGGCTCGTCGGCGTGGGCGACGTCGACACGTACGCAACCACCTCCGCCATGCGCGGCCCCTCCGCCACCATCGCCGGCTCCTCCTCGTTGGGGCGGCACGCCGACGCCGCGGCGGCAGCCTCCTCCTGCTCGATGGGGTCCAGCACGATCCGCGCCCCATGAAACGCCGGCATGGACACCAGGGTCGCGCCGCGCACCCGGCCCCGGGTGATCCGCATCAGGAAGTCCCCGGACGACTCGGTGAACAGCACCTCGCCCCGGGTCGGGTCGTCGGCGTCCCCGGCGGCGGCGGTCACCACGCCGGGGTCCTGGGCCAGCGCCCGCAGCGCGGCGACCGGCACCGTGCCGTCCGGGGTGGTCGTCCACTGCACCGCCCGCCTGGTGCGGACCGGCCCCGCGGCGGCGGCGACCTCACCATGGGACGTCACCGACACCAGCCACGACCCGTCCGGGAGGGGCAGGGCGGACGCGTGGGCGGCGGACGCCAGCAGCACCACCTCCCCGCCGTCCCCTTCGCTGGTGGTGCGGTCGATGAACTCAATGTCGACGTCGTCCAGGTCCACGCTGACGCCGAGGGGCGCGCCCTCGTCGAGCAGCCTTTCCGCCGCCAGGCCCGCCGGCTGCGACCGGTACAGGTCACCGGCGCCGGGGATGCGGTCCCCGGCCCGGTCCAGGTCCTGGATGTCGCCGGCGAGCTCCGCCCCCTCGTGCCCGCCGAGCATTTCGTCGGCGAACTGCAGCGGCCACGGCCCGCCCTCCCAGTACAGGGCGTTCGGCGCGAAGATCCGGCCGTCGCCGGTCTCGACGTTCTCGAACGCGAGCGCGGTGTCGCCGGGGGTGGACCAGCGGCGGCGCTGCGACCGGTCGGCGGCTGCGGTCTGATCGGGCATGGTGTCTCCGTCCTGTCCTCGACCGAGCGGGATGTCGGTCACCTCGCCGCCGAACGCCACCCGCAGCCGGTCGAACGTGATGGGCCCGGTGCGGTCGGCCAGCTGGGCGACCTGCGCCAGGTCTCCGGTGTAGGTGAGGGTGACGTGCGGCACCCACGGGGTGTGCTGCTCCGGCAGGTCGAACAGGCCCGACACGATGTAGCTGGCGGAGCGGTGCATGTCGGCCAGGCCGGGCCCGCCGACGCCGAGCACGATGCACGGGTCCCGTTCGTCGTCGGCCGGGTTGAACACGCTGATGGCGAACGCGTTGGCTTCCAGCGGCTGCAGCCCGTCCGGCTGGTCCATCTGTCCGGGCATCTCGGAGGCCAGCGCGTCGGTGATCGCCGCCCGGGTGGGGGCGTCGATGGCGTCGGCGTCGCCGAGGAACAGCAGCGTCAGGTGCAGGTCCTCCGGCAGTTCGCCGCCGGGCACGGCCAGGCGCTCAATGTCCGCCTGGGAGGGGACCAGCGCCACCATCCCCCCGGTGTACGGGCCGCCTGAGGCGGCGGACAGGTCGGGTTGCGGGTGGGCGTCACGCACGATTCCCTGCTCCTGGTAGTAGTCGACGACCTGGCGGATCTGCTCGTCGGTGAGGTACTGGCGGCCGTCGTCCGGTGGCGGGGTCGGCTCGTACCCGAACACCGCCGTGCACCGGCACTGGATGGTGTTGGCGGGGGAGCCGGTGGGGTCGCCGGGGTACTGCAGCGGCTCGCCCTCCACCAGGAACGGCGCGACGACCGGCACGGTCTGCCCGTCGGCGGCGAAGTGCCCGGGGCGTGTGCGGCGGTCCATCGTCGCGAGCCACGTCTTGAAGCCGGGCCGCACCTCCGAAGGCATCGCGTGCACCGCGTCCAGGCTGGCGCGGTTCCAGGCGGCGGCGGTTTCGGTGCGGGCGATGCGCTCCGCCCGGGTGTCGCCCAGCACCGCCCCGTCTTCCGCAAAGGTGCGTTTGAGCCGGTCGCGGAGCTGGTTGACGCCTTCCCCGGCGGCCATGCCGTCGGCGAGGGCCTGCCGGGCGGCCTGCCACAGGTTGTCGCCCACGGCGGCGAGGCGGTTCTCCGCCTCCCGCATGTACGCCTGCGCCGCCTCCGGCACGCTGAACGGGTCGTCCAGCCAGCGCGGCACCAGGTCGTCGCTGCCGGGCGGCGGCGGCACGTCGAACCGGCGTAGCACCGCGTGGAACGCCGCCTCCCACACCGCGAGCAGCACCGCGAGGATCCGCCGCAGCAGCCCCCGCCACAGCGTGCCTGGGCGGCGCAGGTCGGCGTCGTCGATCGGGTCGCCGTCCGCCGCCACCAGCCGATGCAGCACGGCGAGGGGCAGGCCGGACGCCTCCAGCGACCGGCCGAACTCCTCGGCCACCTCGTCCAGCACGTCGGCCACCGCGCGTTCGACCATGCGTTCCAGGCCGGTCAACGTCCGGTCGGCGGCGTCGCGGGCGGCCTGCCTCGGGTCCTTGCCGCCGGTCATGGCAGGCCCCCGGTGTCGGCGTACGGGGACCAGCCGCAGCCCTCGCACACCGCGTACCCCCCGATGATCGTCACGCCTTCGGTGGTGGCGGCGCTGATCGTCGCCATCGCCAGGCTCGCCGCCTGGCAGGTGGGGCACCACCCGTGCCGCATCTCACCGACCAGCGGCACGTTCCCGTCGTGCTCGGGCGGCCCGTCCGGGTCGTGTTCGCCGCAACCGGTGTGGCTGTTCTCCCGCACCCGCCACGCCAACAGCTCCTCCGCCACCGACCGGTCCCGGCAGTGCGAGCACCAGCCGTGCGCGGCGTGCGCGGCCCTGCTGTGCCCCAGCGGCCCGTCCGTCGTCGTCATGCGGCCACCAGGCAGGAGGCGCGCAACACACCCGTGGTCTGCTCCCGTGTGTGGTCGGCACCCGCTGGTGCCGCCTTCGCGACATGGGGACGCTCACGCCTGCCAGCCATCACGCCTGCCCTCCGCACGAGCATCCCCCGACGCAGCAGCGAGGGGACTGATCTTCGAGGTCCTCGATGTCGTGCAGCACGCCGCCATGGGGGCACGGGGGGACGTTCGGGCAGGCCCACCATCGCAACCATCTACGCACCCCTTCTTGAGCCGGCGCCGTCGTCGTCATGCGGCCACCAGGCAGGGGGCGCGCAACACGCCCGCGGTCTGCTCCCACGTGTGGTCGACCCCGGCCGCGATCAGCTCCCGGCAGTAGGAGTCCAGCGACGCGGCCAGGCAGTCGCCGTCGACGCCGTACCGGGCGGCGATCTCCGGCACCCGCGACCACGCCCCGTCCAGCAACCGCCACTGCTCCACGTGCGCGCCGTCCACCGACAGCAGGGTGTGCAGCGCGGCCGGCTGCATCGCCTTCGCCCGGCCGCGTTCGCTCCTCGGGCAGGCGGGGGTGCGGATCAGTTTCTCCCCGGCCGCCGACAGCGCCGCCCAGATCAGCCCGTCCGCTGCGGCCAGCAACCCCTCACCCGCCACCCCCGCCGAGGCGGAGGTGGAGGCGGGCAGCGTGTCCGGCTCCTTCATGGTTTCGTCCACCGGCAGGTCCGGGTCGGCCGGACGCCCGCGTTCCTGGCCGTCGTCGGCGCGGTCGCCCTGCGTGTTCGGGGCGCCGGGCCGCGGCGCGTCGTCCTCCTCGAACCCCGTCTCCCGGCGCAGCGCCTCGTCGGAGATGGCGTTGCGGTCGTACACCTGCAGCGCGATCTCCGACCGGTTCTGCCGCACCCGCAGCGGTGAGGAGTCGTACCAGACCAGCCACTCCCCGGCGTCGGCCACGCCTTCGTCTTCCAGCAGGGGCCGCAGCCACTGCGTGGTCAGGGCGTGGGCGACGGTGCCCAGCTTCGGCTCGATCGCCAGGCGGATCGCCTCCTGGCTCAACTGCCAGACTGACCAGTGATTGGTGTCGCCGAGGCCGAGCAGGATTTCCGCTGGCATTTCCAGGCCGGTGGCGAATCGGCGGATGGCCTCCTCCCGCAGGCGGATCGCCAGCTCGTCGAAGTCCGACTCGAACGTCAGCCACCGCATCTCGCCGATCTTGTCGGCGGGGACCTCCAGGATGATCGGCACCGTGGCGGCCGCCGACTCGGGGTCCTTGTACGCCGTTTCGGCCACCGTCATCAGCAGCTCGATCAGGTCGTCTTCGGCGTCGCCCTCCGCCTTCGTGCGGGGGAACGTGGTGCCCTTCGGCACCAGCAGAATCCCGCGCCCCGTCAGGCGGGACCTCGCGATGGCGGCGACGGCGGCGTTCAGCAGCCGCAACTCCTCCAACAGCCCGAGCGACGACCGCACGGGGGAGTCGGCCTCCATGTGCTTACGCGGGTGCGGCTCCCACACCCGGATCGCGACCGGCGCGTCCGGGTCCGGCTGGTCGGCGTCGTACGGCGGGATCACCACGGGTTCGCCGTCGACGTCGGCGACCAGGTTGTTGCCCTGCTGGGTGACCTCCGACACCGACAGGACCCGCCAGTCCGCGCCCGCCCCGGTGTCGTCGCCGGCCGGGTTGCGGTCGGGGCGGATCATGATCCACCCTTCCCCGGCGACGACCAGGTGGGGGCCGAAGCCGCCGAGCAGCTGCGCCTGCCCGTCCGGGCCGCCCGCGATGGAGGCGACCAGCTGCGCGGCGCGGTGGTCGTCGGGGGCGCGGTCGATGCTGCCCTCACTGTTGCGGCGGCCCGCGAACAGCTTCGCCCCCGACATGGCGTTGCCGACCCAGGTGGCGGCGAACCGCACCTCCGGTGTGCTGTCGAAGTACGACCATGCCTGGTCCTGCCAGCCCTGGTCGACCTGGCGGACCCGCAGGCGGCGGGCGACGAACCGGGAGGCGGCGGCGGTGAGCTCCGGGGCGCGGGCCGTCACGGTCACCCCTGGCCCATGGCCGTGTCGGCGCGGTTCAGCAGCACGGCCGCCCCCGCCACGGCGAACCACTCGATGCCGTGGATCAGCGGCGAGGTGTCGCCCCAGCGGCCCGCGACCAGCAGGTACACGGCGAGGATCGCGCCGGACAGCCACCAGCCCATGCAGTACGGGCAGGAGATGAGGGTGACCGCCCAGTCCCGGGCCTGGGAGGTGGGGCGGCGGTCGCGCCACCGGAACACCACATCCCGCGCTGGGTCCAAAATCGTGTCATTGATCACCAATTGGGTTGCTCTGTAACCCGCGAAGGCCAGCACGCCAAGCTCAACCAGCCCGATCAACAGCTGCCCCCAACCGCGCGATCCCCCGGCTATCGCGCCGATCATAGGACCGCTATCCGTAAATCTTCCGGTGCGGAAGCCATACAGCAGGAAGATTTACGGACTTTGGGGGTTGGGGGTGAGCGCGTCGCGGCCGGACGGCGTAACCAGCCGGGCATGGCAGCCGATCATCGGGTATGAGTCAGGAGCCCCCCATCCCTCTGGAGTTCTTCGCCACCGCCGCCCAGGTGATACCGGTTCTGCTCATCCTGCTGGTCGTTGAGGAGCGCGCCCGGTGGGTCGCCCCCAGCCGCGCCGGGATGTCCCTCTTCGGCCGGGTCACGACGATCGCAGCCACATTTGTGGGGGAGGCAGTGGCGATGGGCGCCCTTGGCGTCGGCTCCAACCCCGGCATGTACCCGTACCTCCCGCTGGCGGCAGCGGCCATCGGCGTGATGATGGTCACGATGGCGCTGCCCTTGCTGGCTGGGTTCCTAGGCGTGCAGTGGGCCCGAGCCCCGCTGACAGCCAAAGTCGGTGCCGCGTCCCTGATCGCGTTAGTCTCCGGCTTCCTCCCAGCCGTAACCGCTCATTTGTTCCTGCCGCGGTGGCCCCGTGGGCAGGGCCCGCCCCCCACGACGTTGCTGGATCACCCTGTTGTCGTAGTTGCAGAGGCCGCCGCCCTCGCTGCCGGGGCCTTCTACTTGTGGACTGTCAGACCGTCTCCCCTGGGGGAGCCTGCGGCCGGGGACGCCTGGCGGGACGGCATGAACTTCCTGTAA